GTGCTTACAGACATAGCAATTCGCAAATCTCAGCCGCGCGAATCGCAGTACAAGCTTAGCGACGCGCAGGGTCTGTATCTTCTCGTTCGACCGAATGGCGCAAAGCTCTGGCGGCTGAAATATCGGTTCGGAGGCAAGGAAAAAACGCTCTCGTTTGGGGCCTATCCCGAAGTCAGCTTACTTAATGCCCGGAAGGCAAAAGAGGTCGCGCGCGAAGAGTTGCGAAACGGACAGGACCCTGCCCTCACCCGCCAGCAGAAACGGGCAGAAGCTGCGCGCACAGACAATCAGTTCAAGACTGTGGCGCTGGCTTGGATTGCTGCTCATGGGAAGCAATGGACGCCTCAGCATCGCTCTGAGGTTCAAAGCACTCTCGAGCGCTTTGCTTTCCCTAAAATCGGAGGCTTGGTTCTGGACGCAATCACACCTCCAATCGCCCTCGATGTCGTTCACTCCATTGAAAAAAAACAAGCCGGTGAAACTGCTCGTCGAGTGCGCCAACGCATGGGAGCTATCTTTGCGTATGGGATCGCTTGCGGCCTAGGCACCTCCAATCCTGCCGATCAGATCAAAGGTGCTCTCGCTCCGCTTCAGAAAGGTAGGCAGCCAGCGATAATCCACCTTGAGCCGCTCAAGCGCATGATGCGTCGAGTGGAGCATACGCCTTCCCATCCCATTACCCAGCTTGCTCTTCGCTTTCTGGCTCTCACGGCAGTGAGGTCCGGGGAAGTGCGTGGTATGCTTTGGGCTGAGTTGGAAGACGAGGTCTGGATTATCCCGCCGGAGCGCATGAAAATGCGTCGCGAGCACGCTGTCCCCTTGTCAACGCAAGCCCGAGCTATTCTTGAGATTGTTCGACCCCTGACGGGGCGTGGGCCTCTTGTATTCCCAAATACAAGATGGGCGCATAAGCCTATGTCAGAAAACGCCTTGGGATATCTGATCAACCGGGCAGGATATGCCGGGCAGCACGTGCCGCACGGGTTCCGATCCTCGTTCTCATCTATTATGAACGAGAGGCGCCCTGAGGATAGGGCTATCATCGATCTAATGCTTGCCCACGTATCGAAAGATGCCGTTGAAGCTGCATACAATCGCGCCCAGTATATGGATCGCAGAAAGCAGATCGCCCAAGAGTGGGCTGATCTGCTTTTAAAAGATGCTATGCCAACTCGAGATCTGCTTCAGATGGTACGGAGGTCGGCAAGTTATTGAGCCAATGCACTACGTCGCTCTCTTTCCACCTCACGCACCTGACACTTAGTTGGATCGGAGCCGGAAATTTACCGGCTTTGATCTTTCGGTAGAGGTTGCTTGGCGTAGTGCGTAGTTTATCAGCCACTTCTTGTACGGTCAGAAGCTGCTCAAGCGTCTCACCCATCCTCACCCTCCCTCACCTTAACGGCACGATAGAGCCCGTCCGGACTGCGCTCTGCCAACCCGCGACGGACGAGGAACGGATACGCGATCCGCCCCTTGTGCGTCGGAGCGTGCCAGACGCCCGGCTCTGCTCGCAGCAGATTCAGGACGTCGCGTTGCGGGCGGGTTAGTGTGAGGTCCGTCATGGATTTTCTCCCTTCCGGACTATAGCCCATCCCATGCGGTCCAAATCGTAGAGAACGCGATCAACTCTATCGCCAGGAGAAACTCCGAGCTTTTCTTTGCGGGCCATGCCCTGCTCTTGAAGAGCTTCCAGTAGATCGCATTTGAACTCGACGCGTGTCATCGCTTCACTCATCCCCGTTCCTCCGCGTCCATGGCTGCGTCGATGGCGGTGCGAAGTGGTGTTGCATCGCTGAGGAACGCATGACCCCTATTGTTTTCAGCGTGCTCAATAATGCTCATTGCTTCATCGCTGTTCATCCAAAGCCACTCCAGCCGCTCCGTATCCGTCCGCCCTCTCATGCCGGGTCTCCTGCGTGAATATGAGGAACAAAATAACATTGGCGGCTTCGTCCGGTATATCCGCAAGCAGAGCAGCCCCAGCCTTTCGCTCCGGCGCGATACGGGTCTTCATCGGTGCAATCGCAGCAAGACAGACTGAACGTGACCATCGAGCATAACTCAGGCTCTCCGAGATTGTCCGTATCTGGAATAAAAGCCCATGACTTGCGACGATCCAGACGGAAGCCAGCGCGCTTGTCGGCTTCTTCCCATGATATGGCATGGTCATTGTGGACGATCCTGTCATCCACAACTTCATGGCCTGTCCGCACAATCACAGATCCAGTCATGATGGTTCTCCTGCGGGCTCTTCGCACCAAAATCCACAATCTGGCGAGGGAATGAGCGATTGCTGTTCCGCCTGGGTAGGCAGTTCATCGAGGAACACGCGCTCTTTATGGATCTCGACAAGCCGAACCCCTAGATCGCGGGAAGTCTGAACACGAGCCGCAAATACATCAGGGTCAACGCGCCTAACCAAATTCCAGTAATCCGGGCTCGTAGCCTTTACGCATCCGCGACAATTCGCATTGGGGTATCCCAAGGCATAAGCTTCAGGCAGTCGGATGCCTTCTTTTTCGAGAATTTCAAAACATCCTCGTTTCTTGAGGCCATACATGGCCAGAATAGGAATTACGTTACTGCGCTCTGTCAGCTTAAACCTCTGGAAGCGATCATTCTCATCGGCTGTAAATCCAAGAATGTGCCAATCTGCATGATTATCTTTTTCCCATGCGTACCTAGCGTTCTTCTTGAGTTCTAAGGTGCATCGTGCCCCAAATGGCCCAGACAAGAATCGCGTCTTATCCCAAACTGCTTGAGCGGAATTTTCTGGCCACTTGGGGTTGGTGACGGTCTCAATCTTGACACCAAGCCAGTTCCCCACATCCTTCCTGAACCGCTGGTTGTCCGCACCCTCTTCCAGCACTGGCGTATTCAGAACACGAACATTCGCAATATTCCCATACTGCTGGATTGCCAGCTTGGCGGCTACTGCTGATGCCGCGCCACATGAAAACCAGACTGCAATGGTTTGCCCTTCCTCGACCATCATACCCCTCTCTCGCGTGTCAGGACAGGAACACGGATCACCGGGCGGTAATATCGAATACCCATGCGCCCTTCGGGTAGTTCCGGATCTTCGTAATACTCGCAAATTACCCAGCCGATAGGCGGGATAGTTATCTGGCCCCATGGCCCGATATTGATCTGGCGCCGCCAGCGCTTCCCCGGTGTAGTGCCTGTTGGGAATGAGCAACTGTAATCAGGTAGCCCATTGAAATAGCCGTATGTGCCATAGAGCGGCGGGCGTTCACGATGCGCCTGCTTGGCTTCTTCAATGGCCTGCTTCAGAGATTCATTCATGCTGGGGCACCTGCGAATGGCATCCACACGACTTCGTAGCCGTGTTGCTCAAAAAAGTAAGCGTCGAATTGGCTAGCTGTGTAACGCCAATCGCTCCATGGCCCGGGACGATATTTATACATCTGCCCCTCCCTCGCGTGTGAGGGCGTCACATTCAGACGAAATCCATCCAAGCGCCCCAGCATCCTCTCCGGGGTATTCATTCGCCTGCTTCTCTATTCGGGCTATACCCGCTTCCAACTCCGCAATGCGGGCTTCCAGCGCGTCGACGTTGGCGGGTTGTGCTGAAGACAGGATCAGGCGCAATTCGTCGGCTGTGACCGTCAAAAGATCAGGATGACCTTCGGGTGATGTGCGGTCGGGCAATTCCGATACCGCCTGAATAACAGCATCAATATCAATTCCGGCGACGTTGGCGGGGCCAAGATAAACGGGACGGCAAACAATCCCCATTTCCTCCATTTCTTTCACATGCATAGCCGGATCATCATGTATGATCGGTAGCCAGCCCTTTTTAGCGTCCAGCCATTGCCATGCTACCGGCTCCTGCCCCTCCTCATCCTTTCGGCGCTGGTCCGCCGCGCCCGCTTCAAAACATTTTCGGGCATATCGCGCTAATTCCGGCAGGTCGTGTGACGACAAGCCAAGAGCGCGTCTGATTTCTAGGGCCATGGCTTCGCCATATTCCCGCGTCCGCACGTTCTGTTCCGTGTTCTGGGTCATTTCGCGGCGCTCCGGATGGCTTCGTTAACGGCTCGACGTTGGACGGCCTTCAAATCGTCACGGGCATTCGCAATGCGGCCATGCTTCAGCCAGTTCAGCGCGTTTGCGACAGTTGCGGACCATTGCTCCCTCTCCGCCGCCACAGCCTCGGCAAGCTGGTCCGCCGTGTATAGGGGCATCGTTTCAGAACCATTCTTCTCCAGCTTGAGAATGGTTCCCGTGATCTCATGGCGTAGGCTCGGAAGATATTCCGGGTCTATCCATACTTTCGACTCAATCTCACTCATCTCAAACACTCCCCGGCCGCTGACCGGCCGACAGGTGGAACAGGATCACGAGGGCTAGGGCCTCGATTAGGGTGGGGATTGCGTGGGTCATGCTTCACCTCGGGCTTTGGCAAGGGCGGCTTGAGCTTTCTTCACCGTTTCCAGAAGAGCGAGACCGGTATCCGGAAGAAAATGTGCTGCTGTGTGAAGATCCTTCGCAGCCATGCGCAAAGCCTCATAAAGCTCAGGCGCGGCGGCGATCAGGTGGGCATCTGGGGCAGCAATCCCTCTGATTTGGAACCGATAGACAGACGTATCTTTTTGGGCCGCATCCAAGCCAACGATCGACTGATCACCAACCTCAAATTGCAGAAGGTCTTTTGCCTTCACCATCCCCCGACCTTCAGGTTGAAAGGAAGGCTGCGCCCCATTCAATCCCCATCGCTGAAATCCCATCACATACCGTCGACCTGAATGGTTAGTCGCAAGATAGATCTCTGGACATCCTCCAGCAGTTCCAAACCAACCCCACGGACCAGGTGTAAACTTCGCTTCCGACATCATGCCTCACCCCCAACAAACCGCCCTTGGAGGCGCATCATGCGCACGTCGTCAGTCGCCAGCGCCCTGCCCCAGCGCTTGTCTCGGTTCTCCTGCGACAGTTCCCGCAGCGTCTCCGCCATATGCTGTACCCAGATGGCAGCGCTCATGTTCTGGTCCAGGTCGCGGGTCATGCCGGCATCTCCTCAAGATCGACATTCGCGTTCTCAGCGGCCTGCTGCTGCTCCTGCTGGACGAGTTCGCCGTAACGATCGGCGATCAGGTCTTGAACGGCCTCGATAGTATCATCTGGGATCGGACGGCCTGCCTCCATGGCCTTGTCTTGAGTCTTCGCCCAATTCGCCTGGAGAGCTTCAACGCCTCTTGTATCCGGGCAATTCGCAAGGCGGCTCCTGAACCACTGGATGTGATTGACCGGACGTTCTTCCCGCGGTAGCTGACGCGCTTGAGTTGGCTGAGGCGTCACGTCCACAGGCTCGGCAAATGTCTTGCCTTCCATCTCATCGTTAGTATTCGTGCCGCCTGTCAGCTCAGGGAACGCCATGCGGAGTGCCTGCGCTTCTGCGCATTTTGCAAGCTGGCCGAAAGAGCGCTTTGCCCACATAGCGTTAGGAGCATCTGTGTCTTTCTTGGCTGTCGCATAGTTCTCCAGCCAAAACTCCATGGCCGGAAATTCGCAGACATGACCAGCAACAAGGCGCTTTACTGTGACCTTGCACCATTCGGGAAAGCGGACGTCTCGACCGCCCAGCTTCATCGTGCGGATGAGGCCAAATTCTGGCTCGCTCTTGCCGAGGTACTGGCCAGTGCGTGCCGCCTCAATGCGGTAGAGTGCGATACCTGGCATGACCGTATCAATCATGCCGCCCGCTGCCTTGGACCAGATCGGCACGATATGAACTGGCTTTTTCATCACGTCGAGGCCAGCGGCGCGACAATAGCCGATCACCATATGTACGGCCGCATCAGAGGCGCCCGGATAAAGGCTGTTCTTGAGCGTCTCCATCAGATCGCGCTCAGTAACCGCACCCATCTGCTGGCTGGTCTTTGCTACTGCGTTCATGACTTCAAACCTTCCGAATGGCGAGCGTTGGCGCGCCTGTGCAGAGTTTCGCGCCCGGCACTGAGCCGATGGCCTTGAGCATTTTCGTGAGACGCGACCGGTCGAGCTTGTCGGGCTGAGGGAGATACAGATCTGGATGAGCGGCCTTAAGCGCCTTTTCGTCCGTGACTTCGCCTGTCGTCGATCCGGCCCGGAGGGATGCTGCAACGCCGTTTCCCGCGACTTCGAACTGTCCGGTCGTCTGCATTTCTGCGAACAGCGCAGCGCGAAGGGCACCAGCAGCGGCCTTGAACTGCTTCTCGGCCTGCTCTGCTGCGTCGATTAGATCGACAGTCGGACCATCCGGATCGTTGGCGGAACGCACCAGTTCCAAAGCATCGTTGAAGGCTTTGACTGCTGGCTTGATAAACTGCGCATATTGAGCGTTCGCCACGTCGCGCAGGTCTTTCGTGAGAGCCTCGCTCATGCCTTCGCTCCATCCAGCTCGGCCATGACAAAGAACAAGCCGGGCTTCACGGACTCTGCCAGCTTGCGCAGGCGAGCGACGGCAGGACCGTTTTCGATGGCCGCGATCTCATCCAGCTTGCCGATGAGCTGCGCCTCGTACAGTTCGCGCAGTCCCTGCGTCGGAGCGATATTGCGCTGATTGCGGAGGTAGTCCGCCATCCGGTGCAACTGCCGGATCTTGCGGACTGTATCTGGATGAGGAACGAACGACATAGACGCACCTCTCCCGTTCACTGCTTCATGCATTGTTCGAATTTCCTGTGTTTGCTTGACGATTACGGGTTGAAGGTCAGTTCTGAGAGCAGGTCTTGCAGTTCTGTCAGAGCGCTTTGGTAGTCGTCGCAATCCTCTTCATGACCAGAGGCGATGGCGACGTCTTTCATGCGCGCTACGATTTCTTGGATCTTCCCAGTCCGCGCATAAGCGTCCTGAAACTCCATCGTGACCAGTTTGCCTTTTGGGCGGTTGAGAACCTCGGACATCAGCAGGCCACCTCAAGCGACTTCAACTCATTGTTCGTCTCGGACCACTGTTCATCCAGCCGGTTCAGTTCATTCTGCATAGCATCGCTACGGCGCTCGATATCTTTCAGCTTGAGCTGAAGCTCGACCACTCGGCCGCCGCTGTTGCTGCCGTAACCAAAGCCAGCCATCCGATGATTGAAGGCCGCGTCGTTGAAGTTGTCAGGGTGGGCCATCAGTGCAGCTCCATCTCACGGGCAATCTGTGCCTGCTTCTCGCGGTTGGCTGTGAGTTGCTTGGCGAGATGATACGCGATGCGCTCAATGCCCTTGCGGGTCAGGCGGAAGTCTTCGCGCACCTTGGTCTCACCTGTGAAGCGGTCCGTGTAAGGCGCGGCACACATGCGGCAATACTTCTTGGTGATGCCGTAATGCGCGGCCTTCAGCTTCCCGCCTTCCCGGCAGGCCCATCCGTGCTTGAGGCAGAATTCCACAACACGGTTCTGGCCAATCTGGAGTTCCCGGCCTGCATCACGAACGCCAAGATCGCTGTCTGCCTCGGTGATAACCTTTAGTGCCTCGGCCTGCGGCTTCAGCATTGCGACTTCAGCTGTTAGCTCACTGACCTGCCGTGTCGTGATCTGAAGAGCCTGAGCGACAATTTCCTGTTCGGTAAGAACCCGAGGCGCCTGAACCGTGTAACCACCCGTCTTGCGGATCTGCGGCAGCACGTCATGCCGAACCCAACGGTCGAAGCGCTTGGCTTCTGGTTTCCGACTGCGGCTGATGAGCTTATAGAGGCCGGGCTCCGTGATGAATGTGGCTTTCTGGTCCCCGCCAAGGGTGTGCTTAGTATGCACACCCTTTTCATCTTCATCGAGGATGCGCAGAGCCGAGCCGACATGCGACAGCTCGAGGATGCGGCAGACTTCAGCGGCATCGAACACGACGTCCCCGTTGCCCTGAACGAAAACCTCAAGCGGCTTATTCTCAAATCGGAAAAGTGTGATCTCTGTCACGAGCGTTTCTCCCATCGCCGTTCTGGCGTGGGATTATCTGTGCGACATCTTCACACAAACATCAAGCGAAAAAATCGCACATGTATGATTTTATCGTTTTCATCGCATAAAAAGAAACCCGGCCGGAGCCGGGTGGGGTATTAAATAGCATTCTGTTTACCAGACAAATAGTCTTCAAGTCTTTCATATCTTTGGTTGTGCGCACACAATTTTCCATCAGTAATAAATTTTGAACCATTCCAATCAAACACTATGCATTCTGAAATTACGTATCGACCACCAGAGAACGAAGATGCTAAAATTGCAAATGTTACATAAATTTTTGTATCTTTGTTGGAACTACCTAAAGAAAAGAAAGTTTCTACTGTTTTATGTGTTGTATCTCCTGTCATAGGAAATAATTGAGCTATAGTAAGAGATTTTGCTGATTTTTTTATTTCACTTGTAAGTGACATTTCATTGTCTGAAGCGGATATCAATATAGGGTTTGCGTAAATATAAACGGCTGCAGAAGATTTATTCTCAGAAATAAATGACATATCGACGGATTTATCGTTTTGAGTAACCTTAAAATTCGAAAATGCGATGCTCGGCCTAGAATTCATTTCTAGAGTTCGTTCGGCAATCTGTACGGCATTATGCGCGTTCCATGATTGAACCCCTAAGCCGACTAGCGCAATAAAGTTAAATGCTACGGCTATCCCTGCTACGGTGATAGCCCACCCCTGTCGCGCGAAAGTCCGATCGTCATGCAATCTCTTCCTATCGCGCTCGGCCTTATCCCAACTCTTCTCGGCTTCGGGTTTCTGGGATTTGGCGGCAAGGACATTTATTCCCTCTGCTATGAGAGAAAGGGACTGATCAAAACGGTGTTTGGGAGTTTCTTGGTCGCCACTGGAGGAGCTTGGTTGTTCATCTATATTGTTATCCATGCCTAAATCCTCACTTCCAAGTCCACTTCCCAACGACGCGGCCGTTGATCTCGATATCCGAGAGAAGAACCGTGTCTGTGTCGTAAGTCTTATTCACGCTGATGATGCGGACCCGGGCAGGATCACTCAGAGGAACAAGCTGAAGCTGCTTGATGACCACCCCGTGCCCGTTCCAAAGAACATACACACCGTCATGGCTTAGGATTTTGTGGTGCGTGTCCACAAGCACCCGGTCGCCTGGCATGAAATCGGGTTCCATTGAATTACCAATGACGCGGACCACAGCGAGACCCGAGCTATCTGGCACGTAGTTCTCAAGAAATGCTTTTGGCAGCGTCCATGTGGCGAGCGAGACGTGCATGTCTCCATCTCCACCATTTTCAGCTACAAGTGCACCGCCGCCAGCCTGCGGAGAAACATCGAACTCATTGATGACGACTTCGCCATGGTTCGGCTTCTTGGCCCTCTCTGCGCGCTCCGCTCGCTGGATACTGTCCGCAATTCCCTCTGAGCCAGGCGCTACACCAGCCAGTTCCCATACTTCGGAAGCTGTGATTGGCGGGTCGCCGCGGTCAAGGAGCAAGGGGAGCATTCCTTTGACCAAATCGACAGGCAGGAAGGGCTTCTTATATTTCCCCTCGTACGAAGCGTACGTCGAGTAACGCTCTTCATATCCAAGAGCCTGGGCAAACTCTCTGACCGTATATCCAGCCCGCGAGCGCAGGGATTTCAGGCGTTCTCTTACAGGCAAATCTGTCATTCCGTTACTATGTGCGAAAAGACCGCACATGTCTGTGCGAAATAGTCGTTGCTTTTTGTGTGAATACGTCGCACATATCGCACATGACCAAAGCACTAGTCATCATCGAGGAGCATGGGGGCACACGCCCACTTGCTCGCAAGCTCGGACTTTCGCCCTCCACTGTTCAATCGTGGAAGCGCAAGGGAAGCATCCCGGCAAGCCGGGTTCCTGCAATCGCAGATGTCACAGGCATCTCTCTTGATGAGCTGCTGAAGGCTTGCCTTCCGCCCCTCCCTACCCGCGCCAAGCGCCCCACCAAGGAGCCAGCCCATGCCTGACCTCCAGACAATCGGCGCGTTCATCACGATCGGTGCAGGCATGACCATGCTCGTCACCCTCTGCGTGATCCCGGCCTTCATGGCTCCGTTTCGGGGGATGAAGTGATGGCCGTGCATGGCAAGCGCGTAGGCATTAACTGGGATGTAGAGACCGAAAATGTCCTCAAGATGCGCCGTGAAGGTCTCTCTTTCAGCAAGATCGGTCTAAAATACGGCTGCTCTGAGTGGTCAGTCCGCGACGCGATGAAAGTGCGTGGCGTGAAGACCACTCGGACCAGGACGGCGAAAACTGAAGCTGAGATCCGAAAAGCCCATCAGGAAAAGGCTGTTCGGGATGCTCTCCGCAAACATGCCAAGGCGCAGGCCAAGAAGGCGGCATCCACATGGATTGGCGGGTTAGCTTCTTTCAGCGTGCTGTCGAAGCTAGACCGCGACATTCAATCGGGTGCCGATCCGGTTGAAGCAGGCCGCGCTATCTTCGGAAATCGCATCCCTCGCCCGCTTATCGGCGTGTTCGGCTGACCTCACCCGATGCACGCCCCCAACTCCTCAGCAACGCGAAGCGCGATGTGGTCCCTGACTTCCTGGTCCATCCGGGGATGCAGGGTTGCCCACAATCGCGCCTGCAGGATCAGGCCACGAGCCAGCACGGGCTCGTCAATGTCTTGTTCCAGTTGTGGTGTTCCGGGCGCGTCATCCTCCATCGCTGCTTTTCCTTCTTCGCTCAGTGACATGACGAAGAATGGAGAAAAAGCGTGGGAAATGATCGGGCAAATCTCGACCGAAAATTGCCAATTATTGACCGAAAGTTTCCGCGAATGAGCGCCGTTACCGTTGCGCCCGTCCGCGACCGACTTCTTGAAGCGATCCGGCGTGAGTTCATGCCCCTTCGATCGGGAGCCGAAATGCTGGCGCGGGCTGCGAAGAAAACGCCCCGTGCTGCACGTAATTGGCTGTCAGACAAAAATGCGCCCGATGCGGAAGCGCTGATTGAGCTGATGGCCTCGTCCGAAAACCTCAGAAACGAGGTGCTGATGCTGGTTGCAGAACGCCAGCACGCACGAGGAGCAGATACATGCCCTGGTTCAAAGTCCGGCTGCGACGCCGGTTTGTTTGGCTGAAGCGAGAGGCTGGCCCTCCGCCGTCATGCCATGTGCTTTGCCTGCACGTCTCTTGGTTCGATTGGGAAACGTGGGCCGACAAGATGAAGCGTGCCCTGAGAGCGGCGGAAGAGGAGTTGCGCAAGTGACCGACCTACCGATTACAGAAGCGCGATCAATAATCGCGGATGCGGTCGAGATGGCGGGTGGTCAACACGCCCTCGCGCGCCGCCTCGGCATCACCCAGTCCGACATATCCCAGGCCGTGAACAACGGCCGTACAGACTCACGCAAACGGGTGCTGAACGCCCTCGGATACGTCGTGATTGAAACGATCCGCCCGATGAGAGGCCAGAACAGATGACACAAGACATGACAGGCCACAATTCCGGCGTTTCTGAGGGCGGTATTGCTGCCGACCGTCTCCGCTCAATCATTGAGAGAGTGGAAAGATTGGATGAGGAGCGCAAAGCTCTGGCCGGGGATATCAAGGATATTTTCTCGGAAGCGAAATCGGCCGGGTTTTCCGTGCCGACCATTCGACAAATCATCCGCATCCGTAAGCAGGAGCCTGCGGAAGTGGAAGAGCAGGAAACGCTGCTGGATATCTACCGTCGCGCTTTGGGAATGTGAGATGACCCGGACAATCTCATTCACTCTTCCCGCGCCTTACCCGCTCGTGAACCGCACGACCGGTTACAGCCATTTCACGGCGGCGAGGCAGAAGAACCAGATGCAACGTGAAGTCGCGGCTGTAGCTTATCACCTGCGGCCTTCTGCGCCGTTCGACAGGGCTCACGTCCTGATCGAGCGGCACTCCGTTGGAACGCCTGACACAGACAATCTGGTGGGTTCTGCCAAGCGTCTGATCGACTGCCTGACCACACCCCGCCCGCTGACCGTCCGGACGCCAGGCGCTCGCCAGCGCATCAAGAACAAGCGCGGGCTGGGGTTTGTCGTGGACGATGGTCCGAAGCATCTCACGCTCGAAGTGCGGGGTGTGAAGTGTCGTCTGTGCGAGCAGAAGACGGTCGTGACGATCACTGAAATTGTGGATGCGGAGGTGATGGCATGAGCGCGCGCAGATGGGCAAAATTTTGGTGGCAAGACTGGCAACGTGATCCTGCGCTGAGAATGTGCTCCCTCGCAGCGCGTGGCGCATGGATCGAAATTCTGTGCCTGATGGCAGATGCAAATCCGGTCGGACACCTCTTGGTGAATGGTCGTACTCCCAATATGCGGCAGCTTGCAGCCGTGCTTGGGTGCTCAGAACGTGAGGTATCGAAATACGTTTCTGAACTTGAAGAAAACGGAGTTTTCAGCCGTTCAGACGATGGCACGATCTATAGCCGCCGCATGGTCAGGGATAAGGCTATCAGCGACGAAGCATCTGCCAACGGTAAGAAAGGGGGTAATCCCCAGATCAAACCAAAGAAGGCAACTAAGGTTAAGCCCGAAGAAGGCAAGGGGTTAACCCCCACCCTTAACCAAGAGACAACCCCCACCCTTAAACACCAAGAAGCAGAAGCAGATACAGAAGCAGATATAAACTCTCTCACTACGTTCGAGAGTGAGCGCGCGCAAAATCCGAAATCGGAAAAATCGAAACGGGCTTCCCGGCTTGCCGCCAACTGGCGACCCTCGGCGGAAATGGTCGAGTTCGCTCAAGCCAACGGCGTCGATCCTGAGCGAACTGCGGCAGTTTTCCGGGATTATTGGGTTGGTGTTCCTGATCCCAAGGGCCGCAAAGCCGATTGGGATGCAACCTGGCGGAACTGGGTCAGGCGAGATCAGGACATTCGGCCAACTACCCGGCCCACGCAGGCTGATCGCAGAGCTGCGGTCAACGCCGCATGGGCTGCCGTGCCCGATATCGAGGGGGTTTGAGCATGAGCATCGCGACCAAAACCGCGGGGGCTGTCGTTCTCGCGCCGACCTACACGCCAGCCACTGGCGACCTGAAAGCCCTGATTGCAGCCAAGCGCGAAGGGTATCTCTGGCGGTCCGATCTAACGCCGGATCGTGTCCGCGCCATTCGCAAGCAGCTCGCCGATGCAGAACGGGCTTCCCTGCCTCCGAACCCGGTGATCGTTGCGTCGTGGCTGATGAAGCTCACGAAGCTGGTCACGAACGCTCCGGCAGAACTGTCTCGCGATCTGGCCGAAGTGATTTTCGAGGTCTGTGGCGATATCCCAGCTGGAGCCTGGAACCCGGAGAGTCGTTTGGCCTGGACACGTCAGCCTGATCGGAACGGCTACCCGGTTGGTTCGCGTTGGCCTGCACCCGGAGAGTTGCACACTCACCTCCGGCCCTTTGCCGAGCGGATCAGGGACGAGGTTTCAGTGCTCAAGACCATGCTTGCGATGGTCGAAGCGCCTCCTGAGCAGCGCGAGCGATCCAAGCCGACCGATGCCGAAATCGCCGCTGTTGTTCGCTCTGCCCGGATGGCCAGACAGGCGCTTGCCGAAGGCGTGGAGGAACTCGGATGAAACCCCCAGAAAACAGCGAAAAACAGGGAGATTTTCCTTATACTGAACTCGGTTCATGCGGTACCATTCCAGCCATGAAAACCCACGAAAATCTGCCAGAAACGGACGTCTGGCTACACTGCGTCGATACGTCAGCGCACAGCCTGCTTCCGGCAATCGACTGGAACGCGGCGTGTGCGAAACTGCGAGCGCGTCAGGTTCGGGAGATGGCTCTGAGAGCCTCGACGTTGAGCGCTGAGTGCGGTGACGAGCGTTTCGGGTGTCAGTCTTCGTCTGTAGGCATGAAAGTCACTGTACGCGAAGATATGGCGGTCGGGGCGATTAAAACCGAAGGGGATTTTGGGATGGAAGAGAACGGATTTACAGTCGCCAAAAGGACGATCTGGGACAAACTGGGATTTGGCGAAGCACATGTGAGCCGCCCTTTGGGTGAGGGCTATGCTGAGGGGATGGCGCCCGGGTTCTTCGTCACAAATGTGCGGGTTGTTTTTGACTGGAAAGACCGCCTTCGCACGCTGGTTTCTGGGAAAATCCATGTCGAGGTCGTGTCCCAAACGAACTTAACCGTAGCTCGAGCGGCGACACGAGCCGCAACAAAGGTCATGAGGCCATGACCCTTCCTCGGTAACAGCATATTTGATACATTATAAAAATAATAATTAAAGAATTCAATAAATATTCGAACTATACAGCCGAAAAGCAGAAGAAGTCCTTAAATTTAAAAATAAAGACGCATTAATTATAATACGGATAGACTTTTCTATCATATATTTATTGTATCCACCCCTAATCAAGGAGCTCTTTATGGCTCCAACTATTGCAATTTGATGCAAAATATTAATAATATCTGTATCATCAATAATTATTTTCCTAGTAAAATTTTTTATTTCTATTAAAATGTCCCTAATGCAGAAGTAATATATAGATTTATTAAAGTATTTACTTGGTATATAAAGATGAGTTACCCCAAAGATAATTTTGTGATTATTATTATGAAGTGTTATGTTTCTATTTATTCCTGAAATCTCCCAATGTGCGTAAACCATAATTTCAGATGCTATAATGCATGTTTGGTCAGTAATTATCGAAAACATTACTAATTCCTTAGGGCATTAAACTTTATAATTATAGAGCATGATTTATGTGTCAATGTGTTTCTGGAAATTTTCAGCATAGGCTTAACCCCAAACGGCGCGCCCTTCCCGCACTTGCAGCAGTCGTAGGCCCAGCCTGATTTTGTTGGTGTCTTGGTCATTTTTTATCCGCCTCTTCTCGACGCTTTTTCGCCGTTTGCTCTGTTGTAATTTTCTTGTCGTAAAGTTCGCGGACAACTAACGATCCAACGTCACTCCGGCCTGATACTTCCGTTGATTCTCCCCCATGCGCCGAGGCAAAAAGTCTTCCGTTTTCGATGTAATAATTCCCAATCTCGACGCCGTCCAAAAGGACTGGGAAGCTGAGGTCTCCCTAACGTGACGGTGTCTGGTAAGCAAAGCCTTGTCCCTGAGTTAAAATGTCGTTAGACGCCTCATGCTTTTGGCAACTTAACCGCAGAATTGCGTTCCAGTTGCAGTGGAAGATGGAGGTTGAGTTTAAAGACAATGTCGCTGTTATCGCTTTTGAAAATTGCTATTCTGTTCGGCATATTTTGCGCCGTTCATTTCAGGGTGCAGGATAGCTACGAGTGTGAAGGATACTACGAATTTGGAGCGCTCGTGACGCTCCTGGCATGCATTATTTATCCTGCTGCCTGGCGGATATTGTGCACTGGTCAAAATAGATCGGCCAGCTTCCAATCAGCAGCCTCACAGAAGATCAAGAATTAATATTTCATTTTACGGTATTAGATCATGTCAGGGTCTCTCAAAATCGTCAGAGCAAGAGATCTATTATCCTCGCTATTTCTGGCAACTGATTTGATGCATCCGTTGGGAGAGATTACATAAATCATCTCTCTCCGAACTATAAACCATCCCATTAACTTTCCGTCCTTGCGGATTTCAGTTTTGGGGTAACCAAACATCCTCTGCAAACCTGCCCAACTGACACATTGCATTCCAGATTAGGCAGGTCTATTTTTATACTCAATCCAAAAAAAGCGTTTTCAGGCATTGTAGTTGGATCCGCTGCTATGCGACTTGGAGACGCCATATTATGCGGCAAAAGCCGCAGACAACAGATTGAAACCAGAGGGTATCATTCTTGGTTTTCTAGGGCACATAGGCCTTAACATTCTCTGACCGTAAACTTTGCAAACGATCTCGCGCTCTACAGAGTATGACCAATCCGGGAGGTCCACATGCGCATCATTTTTGCATCTCTAACCGTGGTATTTCTCGCAGGGTGTACCTGTCATTCACATGAGCCCCCGAAGCACGAGACGGCGGCTTGCATGAACTACAGAACCATGACGACCGCACCAATGCCGCCAGACGCTATGCAGCGGCTTCAGGAGAAGTGTGCGGCCTCACGGCGATAACGTGACGAGAGCTTACCAGCCCCAGCCTGGACCAAATCCATAGCCCGGGCCAAAGCCGCCGCCCCAAGGGCCCCACTCCCCCCAGTTCCACTGAGCGTCCTGATAATCCTGTGCAGCCATTTGCTGTTCGTCAGCGATATTCTGCTGCTGCTGATAGGCCTGGTATCGTCCGTATGCCGTTTGATCGCCAACGTACAGGCAGCCGCAGACTGTTGGATCAGCGTAAACGTAGCTCACCGTGTCACCGTGGATACGGCGGACGAAGTGATGCGCGGGCAGCTTTTTGAGCATGGCAATCCGCTGAGGGGTTGAGGCGGGTTTGAGTAGAAACCCCGCAGCGGCAAGGTGATCTTCCTTTTGGGCCACTATCTGCTGTGGAGATTCACAAGCAGACAGAGCGGTGACGCAAATGAGAGATGCTAGCAAAGCTTTTTTCATATTGAGACCCTCCAATAAAGGCGTAATGGCAACACCTGCCTGGAAGAATACTCACACGCTTTGTCAGCTCAGTCCTATGAAAAGATATTGAAAAACCTTTTATGAAAAACCGCCCCGATGGGCGGCTTTCCTCAGTCTCAATGTTCAGCGTCGGATCCAGACAGCAGGCCACCTGAACCATCCACCAAAGGCGGCGTGACTTTCCCGCGCACGAGCCAATAAACGATACCCAAAGCCAGAACAGCGCCCGAAAGCGCAGCCATCTCCTGCACGTTGACCCCGTTCAGGTCGAGCACAATGAACTTTCGGACTGTCGCCATCATGCCGATAAGCAGGACGGACCGCATCCGGGCCATGCTGTGCGCCTGACCACCCGGCAACACGAGAATTGAGTGCTTGAACTCCAGCGCAATGAGCACTGTGAAAAACATGCCGAAAAGAGCTTGAAGCAAAACCGGGTTCGTAGGCTCTAGTCCTGTGGTCAGCACCATGCGGACGACCGCGACCACAACATGCAGCAACCCGACGCAGGCCACGGCCGTAATGCACAGGGTCAGTATGAGCATGGCCGCTTCTTCGAATAGATCGAAAGCGCGCGCCAGTTTCAGAAAACCGGGAATATTCTTGATCATAGCTGGCAACACATCTCCGTGAATGACGGAGGATCGTACTGTCGGATTGTGGTTTCGGAAAGGTGAGAGACGAGGTGCAGAAAGCCGCCCCGAAGGGCGGCTCCATAGTCAGGCGGCCACAAGGCTGCGTTTACGCCCTCGGGTGGTGCGGCCCTTCAAAGTCTCACCCCCGAGGAATGCCCCTTCGTGCTGGACCATCACGGTAGCCACCACAAACCCCAGGCAGAATTTCGCAAAGTCCTCCAGCGAGTATTCCAGCGGCTCAATCCCCGGCTTCCGTTCCCGCGTCTTCGGGTCAATGTCCCGATCAGGCCAGAGCAGTGCCAGCTTCCCGCCGCAGTTCTGGACCTGATAGACGTTCTGGAAGTCGCCATTCGCCACGACGTACAGCCCTTCCTGAACGAAGCCGCGAACCTCCTGCCAGATCACATAGTCCCCGCGCCGAACCTCAGGATACAGGCCCATGTGATCAATCCGCATGAGTTTGTTCCGAGAACTCGCAGTTCCTGCCAGTGCCAGCGCGCTCATGACACTTGCTCCGGCTTCTTGGAGAAAGGGCGCGCCTCCATTTGCGTCAGATCCATAGGGACCTTTGCACCAGGTACAATTTCAGCGAGTTTGGTCAGCCCCTTTGGTAAGACCTTTACCGTGTCGCGGGTCTTTTCCTCGCCGTTCGGGTCTGTGTAGGTGCCGATCTTGTGCCAGAGATACCCGGCGTCGATCTTGGCTTGATAGGCCAGCCAGTTCTTGCCGTTGTTCCGGCGATAGATCCACTGCGACGTGGCCATGAACGCGATCAGAGCCTTGGGCTTAACTTGCAGGATTTTTGCCGCTTCCGTTAGTCCATATGAGCCGTCTGCTGTGCAGATCCGGTCCAGCGCGGCAACCTTGGGCGCGGCTGCGTCGATCAGGGCTTTCTGGCGTTCGATTTCCTCCTGCTGGTCCAGTGCCAGCATCAGGGCCTCGCGCATGTTGGTCGGGGCTTTGAAGGCTGGGGTGGCTTCCAGTTCCATCCAGCGGCGCACTATTTTTAGGCGCAGATCGGAGCGGTAGCCGGCTACGAGGGTGATGGTCAGGTCTTTGGGCAGATTGTAGCATTCGCGGAGCTTGCCCTGAGCGTCGTTATAGGTCGACGCAAATTTGCGCTCGCCTTCTCCGACCTGCTCAAGCATGGACCGAATATCTCGCATGACGTCTGAATGACGCTTCCCCGTCAGTTCCGCGATCTCGCGAGAGGACATGCTTACAGGAATCGTGCTAATGGCAGCGCTAGCTGTCGTCATGGGGTGCTTCCCTTGATGATGGTTAGGGCTGGTTGGAAGTTGGCGCTTCCCTCCGGCCTGTTTTTTTGGTAACCGATAATTATGAACGAGTCAATAATTGGTAACCAAAAAAAGAGAGGCCGCCCAGCAACTGGGGAAAGGGCCCATATCGCTGCCCGCGTCAGTGACGATGAAGTTGCGCGCATTGACGACTGGGCCAAGGCTCACAACATAACTCGCGCTGAAGCCATCCGCCGCCTGATCCAGAAGGGGCTTGAGGAATCAGGAAAGAAGGATTGACCCGAATCCTAAGTAAATGATCCCGTTAGCGCTTCAATTTTTGGAGGCAAGCGGTGTCGTTGCTCTCATATAACTTCGTAGGGTCAAGATCAATATCCAACGCGACCTATGATGATAATACTCGCATTTTGAATATTACATTCCGAACAGGACCGATAAGCTACTCCTATTATGGAGTGCCACCAGCGGTATGGATCGAATTCACGCACGCACCTTCTGCAGGAAGGTATGTGCAACAGTGCATTGCCCCGTATTACAGCTTACGAAAATAACCTGGCCGAAGCTGAGTTTCATGACCCTCCCTGGTTCCTGAACCTTTGGGCGGAAGTGCGGCGCATCACAAATATAGGATATAATATTTTTTGATAACAATTAATAAGGATACTTATCATTAAAAATGAAGTATCCTTATTAATTGTTAATTATTATTCTTTCAAATCTACAAGCATATAACTTGTGATGTTTCTTCCTACAGTGTAGCAATAAAGCGAGCTCGGAACAAGGTTAACTGTAAAATCCTCTATTTCAACATCTTTCATTATGGTTTTCGTTGTAAATTTAGCGCTCTGTAGGTGCGCGCTATGCTTTTGTATAAATGAAGCTAAAGATCTTGTTTGTTTTTTAAAATCACTATCAACTCTATCAGACCATTTAATCTCGACTGCCCACATGGGTTTTTGGAGTGCATTATCAAGGTATACAATATCTATTTCACCTTCATTTCTCCAACGAGCATACCTTAAATATCGATCTTGTGAAGCATGTTGCCATTGAGAGAAAATTGCGCACTCGGTTAAATGACCTAGTAATTCAAACTTTGATTTGTCAACAGGTGAAAATAGTGCTGCTCTCATTGATGGATTATTTAAGTATATCTTAAAGTTTCTTTCTCTCTGCATAGATTTACAATTATCATCGACAGTAGATACTTTCATTATAAGAAAGGCACTTTCTAGGTACTCTATATATCTTCTAATTGTGGGTTTAGTTATTCCAGATTGTTTAGAAATATTTTCAAGGTTTGCCTCTCCGCCAGCATTATAAGCGAGGACTGAGAATAATTTATTTAATTCTTGAATGCTATCGATACCATACAGGCTTGGAAGGTCTTTCAATAGAACTTTATCGATAATGTCGTTTCTGATAAACTGGTCTGGGTCTGCTCTGATATCTTCATTTAAGACAGCCTCTGGGTATCCCCCATAATTTAGATATTCTATAAAGCGGTCATTTAATTTGTCTATATCTTTTGCTAAGTACGAGTTTCGACCAAATCCGTCATCCTCAACAGATATTAAATTCTCGTCTTCTCCTATAAATTTCAAAAATTCGTGAAACGTCAATGGAGGCAGCATAAAGTCTGAAAATCTGCCTGCACCTGACTCCTTACTTTTAAGTCTTAGTGCTGCCGCCGCAGAGCCAGAAGCAACAAATTTTATATCTTTATAACTATCAATTAAATCCTTCAGGTGCACTTCCCAATTTTTTAAATATTGTATTTCATCAAATATTATTATTTTTGCATCTCCTGGGCATAGATTTATAAAATCTTCTAAAGATATTCCAGAATACACAGGTGTATCTATACTCACATAAAGAATATTTTTTCTTTCTATTCCGTTATCGATTGCTTGTTGTATTAACTGTTTTAGCATAACAGTTTTTCCAACTCTACGCGGCCCCAGAAGTATAGAAGCTCTATTTATTCTAAAATTTAAAGCTTTAGATGCAAATAATGAAAAATACTCTCGCCGTGGAAATTTGTCCTCGAGAAGGCGGCCATTACTTTTCCACCAAGGGTTATCCCTCTCTATCCGTCTTTTAATATCAGTAGCTGCAATCTGCTTCATATGAACGCCTCAGTTAGAGAAAGAGATCTTACCTTAATCGACAATCTCTATCTATGCCATTGTTATCAAAGAGATTTTTTTATGTATTTAGTGGCGAATTTTGTAACTCCTGTCATTCTCACCGTGAATTTTCTACAGCTTGCCTTTGTGACTATAGCATTTTCGAGAAGAGAAGCGGGCATGATTTTAGTCACAATCCTTTATTAAGTTTTAATGGTTTTAGGGGTAGATTGTTTTTCGCTGCCCTCAGACAATTCCATGGGGAAATATTACCCGAGGCCTGTGCGATCAACACCAAATGGCACGCCCTTCCCGCACTTGCAGCAGTCGTACGCCCAGCCTGATTTTGTTTTTTGAGTGGTCAATTGTTTGGCTCGTACTGATCCAAAAACGCCTCAATATCCCCACCCATAAGATCCTTTACGCGCTCCTGAAGAACCTCCTCTGGCCAGTTCCACCAAGCTAGCGCCAGTAATCGTGCGATAACGCTTTCAGAAAAGCGAAATTTGATCAGCTTGGCCGGGTTGCCCCCTACTATGCCGTAGGGGGCGACATCTTTGGTCACGACCGCACCCGCCGCAATGATTGCTCCGTCGCCTATCGTGACCCCAGAGAGAATAGTTGCGCCCGATCCAATCCAGACGTCGTTACCGATGACCACATCGCCTTTCGATGAATGGTCCCCTTCCCCGTCTTCAGCCTTCGGCCAGAACTGGGAGAGGGTTTTGAAGGGATATGTCGTCACAAGATCGGCGCGGTGATTGCCCAAAGCGATTGTGACATTCGGTCCAATGGAGCAGTAGTCGCCGATTTTTAGGTGAGCTTCTCCAGCTTCCAGAATTAATGGAGACCCATAGGTGTGCGGGCCAACGACCCAGCCCCACTCTGCGATTTGGTATGCGAGGGCGAAGTGCGTCAGCGCAGAAAATGCGTTGTTCCCAAATGACATAACAATGTCCTGTGGAGTTGCAGGGTCTCAAGGAAAGTCTTCACCCTAAATGGGTTGAGCGCAATGGGTATGTTCGCCAATCATCGTGTCGTTTTGTCCTTGTACAGCCGGCTTAGCCTGTACTATGATTCTGCAATGCAAAAATCCCCGAATGCCCGCGCCGGACTCGGCGATACGATCCGCCAGTTTTCCACCCCAAAACAGACGCGAAAAACGGCGTTCGTTTTGCCGAGAGCAGAGGATAATTCGCCTACGCCTGAGCGGGTGGCGAAGGCCGATTATGAGACGGTCGGATCTGGGAAGAAGGTTCGGCGCGCGAAAGCTACTGTCGTGAACACGCTTCACCTGGCTGGCGATATTACCGGCGATGATGTGGCGTCTGCCAAGAAATGGCAGCGGGAATATGACCTGGCACGGAATGGCTATTTCGAAGCCCTGCCCGTTTCTGAGCGGCGGCACGTTGAGCAGGAAGAAGCGCTGAAACACGACGCTGTTTCGTGGCTGATCTTTCGCGGGCGTGCGAGCGCTCATCTTCGGGAAGTGTCCAACTCGCTTGGGCTTTGCTCGTTCAAGATCCTGAACTGGATGCTGGTTCAAGAGCTATCGCTTTCTGCGATGGGTGCCCTGCTTTATCCGGGTGTCAGCCGCGCGCAGGCGAGCCACAAAGTATCGGGCCGGTGCGCTCACGTTCTTCAGCAGCTCACTGAGTTTTACGAACTCAAGCGCAGTCAACGACGAGCTGAGCTGAGGGCTGAGAAAGTGCTTGTACCTGTGTCACAGATGTGAGATTGTTTTTTCACGCTGCGACACCTGCGCCTAGCGTCATCACTGGACAATCAAACTCATGCCGTCACCCATCCAGACTGGATCTGTGGTGTGGTGGCGTAATGGGCGTTATCTCGTCGCCTCGGTCACTGATCGAAGCGTTGCGATTTGTCCGATTGAGGGTGGTCCCTGCCCTCGCCATCGTGCCGATGTGGCGCTGGATTGGTTTGAAGCGCTCAGCCTTCAGGTTGATAGCGCTTATGTAATCAGGTGTGTGCCGTTTGGCGTTCCGGTCTCGTCTGTCGTTTTGGCTGGTGGATTGGCGTTTGGTGCTTTGATGGCGCGGGTTCAGGTGGGGATCTCGAAAGAGGTTCAGGCTCGGGCTTTTGAAATGCGGCATTCCCAGCAAATTCAAGAAATTTCGTAAGAAGGAATACGCCTATGGCTGGGCGGAAAAGTCCGGCTAAAGGTCGGCCATCAACAAAATCTACACGTCCTAAGCGCGATGCACGTGAAGTGTTCTTGGGGCATCTTCGGAAAACTTCGAATATTTCTGAATCCGCCAGGGTTGCGGTGATTGATCGCAAAACAGCTTACAAATGGCGCGAGGCTGAACCGGATTTCGCAGCGGCCTGGGACGATGCGATTGACGAAGCGACGGACGCTCTTGAGGCTGAAGCGAGGCGTCGCGCTCTGGATGGACATGAAGAATACGTTATCTCTATGGGCCAGATTGTCCGTGATCCAGAAACGGGCAAGCCTCTGATGCAGCGCAAGTTCAGCGACAGTCTCACGACGTTGCTTCTGAAGGCTCACCGGCCTGAGAAATATCGCGAACGGCATGACGTTGAGCAGCGCAGCACAATCGCGGTTACCATCACATCGGACGACGACGCGCTGTAACTATGGTCGCAAAGCTGAACCCCGCGCAGGCTGAAGCAAACCGGCTTCTGGGTTCGCCTGCGACGCATATTCTGCTGCGTGGCGGCTCTCGCTCCGGCAAGACGTTTCTACTGGTGCGGGCTATTGTGATCCGGGCGGTCAAAGCCCCTGGTTCACGGCACGGAATTTTCAGGCACCGGTTTAACGCCCTCAAAGCGACGGTCATCAACGACACCTTCAAGAAGGTGATGCGCCTCTGTTTTCCGGATCTACCTTACACGCTGAACCAGACTGACTGGTACGTTCGGTTTCCCAACGGCTCAGAGATCCTGTTTCACGGCCTGGATAGTTCAGACCGGACGGAAAAGATCCTCGGTCTGGAATTCGCCACCGTTTACATGAACGAGGCGAGCCAGATCAGTTATGCGGCACGAAACATGCTGCTGACGCGTCTTGCGCAGAGAACCTGCCTGGCGCCAAAAGAGTACATCGACGCCAACCCGCCTACGACGTCTCATTGGCTGTACGGGGTATTCGAACGCAAGGTCGAGCCGAAATCCGGGCAGCCGCTTCCGAACCCGGAGGCGTATGCGACGATGCAGATCAACCCGGACGCAAACCGGGACAATCTGACGCCGGAATATCTGGCTTTTCTTCAAGGACTTCCTGAGAAAGAGCGGCAACGCTTTCTTCACGGCAACTACCAGACAGCCATTGAAGGCGCGCTCTGGACGCTGGATCGGATCAAGCGGGATGCGCCTGTGACGGATGCTACCCGCGAGGAAATCCTTTCCCGGATGCAGCGCATTGTCGTGTCGGTGGATCCGTCCGGATGTGCTGGGGAGGAAGACAAGCGGTCTGACGAAATTGGCATCTCTGTTTGCGGGCTGGACCGTGACGGCATGGGGCATGTTCTTGCCGATTTGACGGGGCGCATGGGTCCTGCTCAGTGGGCAAAAGCTGCACTGGATGCGCTAGACCTTTGGAAAGCCGACCGGATCGTTGCTGAGAAGAATTTCGGCGGTGCGATGGTGGAGAATACGATCCGTGCAGTTCGCCAGACTGCCCCGGTGAAGCTGGTTACGGCATCGCGTGGTAAGGCCGCACGGGCTGAACCTGTGGCTGCGCTCTACGAGCAAGGCAAGGTCGTTCATCACGGGCGCTTTCCCGACCTTGAGGACCAAATGTGCCAGTTTTCTGCCGCTGGCTATCAGGGTTCGAAATCACCTGACCGGGCTGATGCGATGGTCTGGGGCTTAACTGAACTGATGCTTGAAAAGCAGATCGGTCCTGCCGCCTGGCAGCCAACATCATTCTCTTTCGGCCGTTAAGGGCAATCTATGGACTGGCTATCACTCAGGAGCACGTATCCGAACCCGAAAGGGCAACCGGAACGATGTGGGCGACTGCTGGCCTTGCGGCGGATGCTGGATGGCTCGCAGTACGATGGGATATCGAATGACTTCGCCACGGAGCGCAGCGGGGCTGGTGAATATATCCCGCTCTCTCGCCGCCGCCCGTCAGTGCGGACGAACATGTGCCGAACCGTCGTTGAGGACAGTGTTTCGTTGTTGTTTGGGGATACGCACTGGCCGTCTTTCGTCGCGAATAGTCCCGAGACGGTTGAGGCTCTGACGGCATTTTCGAATTGTGCAGGTCTGGAACAGCTCTTCAATCAGGCCGCCATTGAGGGTTCGGTTGGTTCTGTCGCCATTCTTGCGGAGGTGGCAGAAAACGTTCCTCGCCTGACGCTTCTTGATACGGCGTTTTTAACCCCGCATTGGGGCGCAGATAACGGCGAACTTACTACCGTACGTGAGCGATATACTGTCAAAGGTCGTGATCTTGCAGGTCAAGGGTATGCAATCCCTGAAGACCGAATGGCCATTGACTACTGGTGGCAGCGGACATGGACCGTTGATGACTGTGAGATCCTCACGCCTTGGCCAGTGGCCGCTGATACTCAAGGGGCGCGAGACGAGGATCGCTCGGTCCGTCATGGACTCGGGTTCGTACCGATCGTATGGATCCGGAATCTAGGGGGAAGCCCCGGTGATCCCGATGGCGATTGTACGTTTGAACGTGCCATCGATACGGTCATTGAGGCAGATTATCTCCTGTCTCAGGCAGGACGTGGCCTGAAATATGGCTCCGATCCGACGCTTGTTCTCAAGACTGGCGGAATGCCTGGCGGACCAGCCCGCGAGGGTGGCGCTTCATCGGCCCTGACGCTTCCTCCTGAAGGCGATGCGAAGCTGCTGGAAATCAACGGCAACGCGGCTGAGGCGGTTCTTGGGCATTACCGGGAATTGCGGGCCATCGTGCTGGAGCAGCTCCACGGAAATCGGGCGCACGCTGACAAAATCAGCGCCGCGCAGTCAGGCCGGGCAATGGAGATGATGTGTCTGCCCCTGATTTGGTTGGCGGATCGTCTTCGGCAATCCTACGGGGCAGGCCTGTGTGATCTGCTGAGGATGATCTGTCGGTTCACACATGTTGTAAACGGCGGCCTGAAGATCGACGGAACGGCCATCACGGACCTTGACCCGTCTGGGATCGGTTTGCACTGGCCTCCGTGGTTTGCGCCAACCGAGCCTGAACTACTCCAGTTGGCGCAAGGGTTGGTCACAGCCGTTGATGGCGGCCTGATCAGCAACGAAACGGCTTGCACGATCTATTCCGCCCGCATTGGCATTGCTGATGCTGCGTCAGAGTGGGCAAAGATCAGTGAAGAACTGTCCAAGGGTACTCGTGTAGCCAAGAGCGCCGAAACGACCCGGAAAGACAGCAACTCCGGCAAGACCCTGTCCCATCAGGTGACAGCGTAATCACGCGGCTGATGCCGTAATCCACATGAGGGACTGATGTCCGAAATTGACCAGAACACGGTTCGCGAACTTGAACGCGCGCGCGCTGATTTGACGCGTAAGAACGAGGAAATTTCATCCTTGAAAGGTTTCAGGGACGAGGTTTCAACGCTTCGAGCGGAAATGGCTTCGACCCGAAAAGAGCGTGACGAGGCCATCAAGTCACGCGACGGCTTCAAGGGACAGCTTGAGACGCAGAAGAATGCGTTTGAGGCGCAGCTTGCCGAAGCCAAAATGGCTTCTGAAAAGGTCGCGGCAGATCACGAAGCGACGGTGGCACAGCTCAAGACCGCTGGTGAGCGTGCAGTTATGGAAGCACAGGCAGAAACGCTTGCGACCCGGCTCGGCGCGCATAACCCCGCTGATGTTGTTCGGCTGGTTGATCTGTCCGCGGTCAAGCGTGGTGAATATGGCAAGTTCGAAGGACTGACCGAGGCACTCGAGGCTGCGAAAACGGAACGCGCTTATCTGTTCGGTGAGCCGCCGAAAACGGGCGCTGAACAGGGCCGAACGATCACTGCCCCTGCTCCAAAGCCGGGCACATCTGAGCCGGTCAATGCCCGCACAATGGATGGCAACGACTATGAGGCGCAGAAGCGCCAGTTCCTCGCTTCCAAGTAACAGAGTTTCCCCGCCTGGCTGATGCTGGGCGTGACTGTGCCTGATGGCACGCAATCAGAATCAACAGACACAGGAACACGCCCCAATGGGTATTGAGAATTTTCCAGTCCAGCTTCAGGCTGCCATTCAGCAGGGCTTTCTGGCCCGTGAGTTTGAGAATGGTCTTCAGTCAAAGCTCGGTTTCCGCGCGGTAGCTGACCGTGAGCTTTTCCCAGTCCAAATCGGTGAGACGCTGACGAAGACCCGTAAAAGCCTCAAAACACCGGTGACCACGCCGCTCAACCCGAGCTCCAACACCAACTTCGATAACGGTCTGACTGGGAGCGGGTGGAGTGTCGAGCAGTACACGCTGACGATCAACCAGTATGGTGACACGATCGACCTGAACATGGTCACGTCGGGCGTGGGTATTGCCAACCAGTTCCTTGCCAACGCTCACACCAATGGCGTGCAGGCTATGCAGTCTCTTGATCGCATCGCCCGCAACACGCTGTTTGGTGGAGGCCAGAATGGTGTCGGCGGCTATCTTGGCGGTAATACGCGCGTGACCACAACGCTTGGCGCTGCTGGCAGCACGGTGAAGGTGGATGACGTCCGAGGTTTTCAGAATGTACTCTTGGATGGCCAGGTGGTGCCGGTCGGTTCATCTGAGGGTATGACGGTCACGGTCGGATCCGGCGTGTATACACTGGTGGGCGTTCTGCAGGATGCCACTTCTACCTCGACCGCCCCGAATGGCGCTTCGGGATCTCTGGTGTTCTCGACTAATGTTTCCGTTTCTGACGGTACGGCTGGCCAGGCTGTCCGGGCTGCAACGGCACCATTGGTTCTGCGGACGAATGGCCGCACCACGTCCGCGTCCCTGAAGTCTGGCGATACATTGGGGATTCAGGACGTTAACGCGGCTGTGGCTACGCTTCGGTCAAACAATGTCCCGACCATTGCTGGTCTGTACAATTGCTATCTGGATCCGATCCAGCGGCAGGCTCTGTTCCGCGATCCTGACTTCAAAGAACTGTATCGCGGAGCCTATAACTCCGATTCCTACCGCGATGGTCAGATCATCGAGCTTCTCGGTGTTCGCTTCATCGATACCACGGAAGCTCCGCAGCAGGCATCTCTAGGCGCGGGCCCGATCCATCGCGCCCTGATCGTGGGTCAGGGTGCTCTGGTGGAGGGTGACTACCAGAATACTGGTCATACGGATATTCCGGGCATGGATGCTGGCCTAATCGAGATGATCGACAGCGTGGCGATGGTGACACGTGAGCCACTGGATCGTCTGCGTCAGATCATTGCGCAGTCCTGGTACTGGATCGGTGGCTTTGCCCTGCCTACTGATACTACGGCGACGCCTGATATCATTCCGACCGCGACAAATAGTTACCTCAAGCGTGGTGTCGTGATCGAGAGCCTTGGCACTGATCAGGTCATCTCTGACTGATGGCCCGCCGTCCTAACAGCAGGGCGGCAACCACAGGGGGAAGCGGTGACGCTCCCCCTTTTCCGCCTTCAATTCGTCTGACATCGCCGCACGGCTTCATTGAGGCAGTTCACAACAAGGGCGTGTTTCATTGGGAAGCTGGCGAGGTTGTCACCAATCCCGCCACGATTGCTCTGCTGATTGAGCGTGGGGCCAACTGGGAGCCTGTTGAATGTCTGGAAGTACCAGCCTCTCTACAGGATCACTGACTAATGCCGAGAAAACGGATATTCGCCGCTTTCTCGGTTATCCCGCAATCGGGTCCGATGCGTCAGGCCGGTCATCGTGGCGTTTTTTCGAGGCGTATGGGCAGAACGAATGGCGGATGAACAATCTTGCCGCTCCGGAATTGCAGCAGGTCCGGCTTTATCTGTCTCAGCTTTATCCGCTTGAAACGGCCATTCTCGGGGCGTCTGACAATCTCGACACGGACAGGGCGGCTGTCTGGCAGCGCAACCGCAGCGAGGTTTCGGACCGGATGGGACTTTACGATCTCTGGCGTCGTCGCCTCTGCGGGTTCCTCGGAATACCGCCAGGACCTGACCTGCAAAACTCGTCTTCTCAAATCATCATCTGAGGTGAGATATGGAAAATCTTGACGATCCGGTCATCACGACCGCGACCGGCTACGCCATTCCGCGTACTGCCTGGGCTCATATCCGTGATGGCTTCGTGGTGGCTATCGCGCAGACCTACGATCACCTGAAGCATCCATTCGGTGAGGTTGCGGAAGCCAATCCGGGGAATGTTCCGCTTGAAGGCGAGACTGTGATCCGCGTCACGGGCTCCAATGCTGCTGTCGGCCACCTCGTGGACAGCAAGGGGAACCTGACGCCGGCAGAGGGACGCACGACCGCGCTTTCTCCGGGCCAGCCAGCCTATCACGAGGGGGCTGTACCGGAAGCGGTGCCGGTCAGTACTCCTGAAGAGGTTGAGCCAGAACCGGCACCTGAGATTCCGCCGCCCGATAAGCCCGAAGAGGCGTAATCCATGGACCAGGCTCGATTGCAGGCCCTGACGGCGCGTGGCTATAGCAAAGCTGCCAAGCGCATCGGGGCGGAGACGGTTCAGTATCGTCCGACGAGCCTGACTGACCCCCTCGCCTCGCCGTACGCGTCGTTTCTGGCAGCGTTCAACAACGATGCCGGGTTTTCCTTCAAGGCTCCGACGTTGTGGGGAAAGCCTGCTGTGTTCGGGCTGTTCGATACGATGGACGTGCAGGTTGGGGACATTCTCGTATCGAGCGGCGAGCGCTATTTCGTTGCTCGTTTCGAGGCGTTTCAGCCGCCGCTGTGCATCCTGTGTGACCGGACGATTTCCCTCTTTGGGAATGCGTCGTCAGGGGATGGCACGACGGGGGATGACAGTTCATCCGCTTGCCCGCTGGCAGGGTATCAGGACGATTACGGCACATCCGGAGACGACGGCTCATCTGCCGTTGCCTCGGGTTGGCCCTGCTCCATCCTGCTGAAAGGCAGCGGAGAAGCGTCCGGCAGCTCTATTCCGGGCGCCATCAAGGCGGCGGTCTATCAGCTTTTGTTGCCGGTTATGCCCGGATTTAACCCGCAGGTTTATATGACTGCCACGGATGATCTGGGCCGCTCCTATGTGATTGAGGGCGTAGAAGTCTCGCAGTACGGGACGAAATGCCTCATGCGCGTTCAGCAGGTGTGACGTGGCAGATATCGGAACGACTTCTACCGCTCTGGCTATGACGCTGGCGGGGTTGCTTTACCCGAATGGCCTGACAGGCTCATCCATCAGCGGGCGACGAACAATTATCCGGCGTGGCTGGCTTCTGCCCTCTGATATGGCGGGGGCGTGCAGCCTTAGCAAAGGAATTGACTACGTCACTGTCATGCCGATGGGATCCAGCTACAAGCGCGTTGACAGCCCGCTGGATTACCCATGGCGGACAGTCTCGATTTCGGGCTGTACGGTGGTCCTCGCCGTGGACGGCAACACTCTGACGGTGTCTATCCCGGATGGCGTCACGCCTGCTGGTATCGTTGGCGCTCAGATCCTGTTTCAGGACGGTTCCGGCACGCCGAACGCAACGTCCGTCTCTCACGCGGTCACAGCTAACGATGCAGCCGACACGATCGCAATGTCGTTGGCTCAGCAGGTCGAAGAAGCCTATCCACGCGGGGCCACGGTTATCGTGCCAAATGCGCGTGAGATCATCGCACGAACGGGCGGGATCGGCACGCAGAAGCGGATCACGCGACGACAGGAAACGCTGTTTCGTGTGTCGCTTTGGTCTGGGTCTTGGGCGGGCCGTGATGCGCTCGGATCTGCTCTTGAAGCCGCAGCTTCGGCGGAATGGTTCATCCCGAACACGGACGGCACATTTTCGCAGATCAAGTTTGCGGGTGCGCAGGACGTCGACACCCAGCAGACGAGCAGCATTTACCGCCGCGACCTGCTCTGGAAAGTGACCTACGACACGGTTCAGGAACAGACCGCGCCTCAGATGCTGTGGGGCGTTGGGAACAATAACGTCGTAACGCATGCGGGTCTGGCCCTGCACGCGTTTGGCTCGGTCCTGCCAACAGCCGGCGTTCTCACGGACAATTTCGAGACAGTTTATCTGGATGCGGCGGGCAACCTCGTGTTGCTGGCACAGCAGCCCTACTCCGGCCTGGCGATGGACGCGGCTGGGAACGTGATCGAGGACGCTGGCGGCAATCTGGCTGCGTTCCCCCAATAGCGAGAGAAAAAAACATGAGCGAAACAGTATCGTCTGGCGGGAGCGTGTCTTCTGCCAGCGTGAGTTCAGGCACGTCCAGTGCGGCGGTGACGAGCGGTGGCACTGCCGTGACGTCGGGTGGAACGTCCTCTGACGCAACGGGATCGGCAACGTCCGGGTCTGACACCACTGCCGTGACCTACGTCGTCGTCAGCGGTGGTTACGGCTACGAGATTGGCGCGCCAATCGCCGCGACAGACGACCCAAATATCCGCGCCTACGCGGTGCCTGTCTCAGGAGAATAACTCGTGGTCAAAATTTATCAGGATGGTTCGCTGAACACGACAGCCCTCACCGTTCCGAACCTATATGTGCAGATCGTACAGCCGCAGACTGTTCTCAATGGCGTGTCTTCCAACCGCCTCGGCGTTGTCGGTACCGCCTCGTGGGGCGCTATCGGCAAGCCGGTAATCATCGGTGGTATGGGCGACTATCTGGCGGCATTTGGCACTAAGCAGGCTCTGGCCACGAATATCGGCGTTGCTGTGAACGTGGCGCTTCTGCAGGGTGCCAGCGATTTCCGCTGCGTTCGCGTGACGGATGGCACCGACAAGGCGGCGACAGGGACACTCGGAACGGTCGGGCTGACTGCGGTTTGCACCGGTGCGGCGGGCAATGCCATCACGGCAACGCTTGTTGCGGGATCGGGGAGCAATTACGTCCTGACGGTCTCCCACCCAACGCTCGGAACATCAAGCTATACGGGCACAACCTGGACAGCAATCGCAGCCGCTTTCGTTGCAGACGCGTCCGCTCTGGTGGTCGCGACTGTGCCAAGCACGGTCCCTGCGCTGACTGCTGGCACTGTCACGCTTTCAGGCGGATCCGATGGAGGGGTGCCTACGACAGCTCAGTTCCTTGGGACTGACGGTACGGCGACCCGAACAGGTATGTACGCTCTGCGTAACAGCGGATGTGCGATTGGCGTTCTTGCTGGCCTAACGGACGCATCGTCGTGGACTACGCAGCAGGCTTTCGGTCTGGGTGAAGGCGTCTACATGGTGACGTGCTTTGCGTCCGGCATGTCTGTTGCCAACGCAGTGAGCGGGATCGTATCTGCTGGGGTGACTGGCTCCTACTCTCTCAAGGCTATGCACGGCGACTGGCTGTACTGGAATGATGACACGAACGGCATCATGTTGGTTCCGCCGTCCCTGTTTGCTGCGGGCAAGCTGGCCGCTCTCTCGCCCGAACAGTCGAGTCTAAACAAGCAACTCTTCGGTGTCGTGGGCAGCCAGAAATCAGGCCTCACCTCCGTTGGCCAGGCGCTGACGTATTCCGACGCGGAGCTGTCGGCGCTGTTCGGGGCCGGGATCGACGTGATCGCCAATCCGTCTCCGGGCGGTTCGTACTGGTCGTGCCGTCTGGGCCACAACACGTCGTCCAGCGCGGCGGTCAGTGGCGACAACTATACACGCCTGACCAACTACATTGCCGAAACGCTCGCTACAGGCATGGGCGTCTATATCGGCGAGGTGATCAACGACGGTCTGTTCGGAGGCGTTCGGGCCACGCTGCTCGGCTTCCTTAAAACGATGCTCGATGCGGGGCTGCTCGGCCTTTACGGCGGAGCAATCCCCTACACGGTTGTTTGCGATACCTCGAACAACACGCAGGACCGGACGGCGCTTGGTTATCTCCAGGCTGACGTGGCCGTTCGGTATCAGGGCATCGTTGAGAAATTCATCGTCAACTTACAGGGCGGAACGACCGTCACTGTCACGACCAGCAGCGGGAGCTAAGTGATGGCAAATCCGTACAGTATTGGCCGGGATTGCCGGATCACCCTGCTTTGGAATGGTACTCGCGTTGATCTGCGAGACGTCACGCGCTTTCAGGCTAATCAGGAAGTGCGCCAGCAGCGCGCAGACCCGCTTAATTCTACACCGGTCGAGTTCAACACACCGAACGGCTGGCGCGGCTCGTTTCAGATTGCGCGTGCGAATGCGGGTCTGGATAATCTGGTGGCGACTATCGAAAGCAGTTTCTGGAACGCCGGAACCATCAATACTGGCAAGATCTACCAGTACGTCCGAGAACCTGATGGCACCACAACGACGTGGGAATTTTCCAGTGTGTCGTTCTCCCTCACCACCGACCCGTGGCAGGCCGAGGGCATGGTTCATCAGACCTGTAACTTCTTCGCTTCAACCAGGACAAAAATCTCGTGAGTATTCCTTCTGAAATCACTCTCCCTGATGGCCGCAAGCTGGGACTCAAGGAGATCGATCCGGGCGATATGCTGGATCTCATCGAGGCTGCCGGTTCGGCTATGTCGGGCGCGGCTGCGGGCGCATGGCTGGGATACGCTCAGATGGTTGCGACCGTCACGAGCATTGACGGCGTTCCTGTGCAATTTCCTTCTACCAAGGATGAGGTGAAGGAACTTGCGCGCAAGATCGGCAACACTGGCGTCGTTGAGCTTCAGAAGATGCTCTCGCCTGAAAAGGCGGACGAGGCCGCGAAAGACACGGCAAAAAACTGAGCCGGTCCCCGCTGTTTCAGGAGCTGCTTTTTCTGGCAGATCACGGGATAGCGTGGGACGTGGCTAAAGGCTGGTCGAATGCCCGGAGAATGGCGGCGTGTGTGGCGCTCCGGGAAATGAACGGCGAAGCGTGTGACTGGGATACCATGACATTCCACAGGAGGGGCGGATGAGGCAGTTCAAAGACATTGCTTCATTCCAGCAGTTCATGCGTGAGCGTGTGCTGCCTGCCCTCCCCGCTGCCGTTCATCGCGGCGTGCAGGATGGTGCAGACCGGATCAAAACCGAGACGCAGGCTCAGCTTGGTCACTACCTTGATGGGCCTGAGAGTGGACTGCCGACTGCGCCTCTTGCTGACAGCACGATTGATGGCCGTATTCGCCAGGGATTTACCCCTGATGATCCCGGTCTGCGGACGGGCGACATGCGGGACAGTTACGGCGCGCGCGTGTCTGAGCCTTCCTTGCGCGTTCATGCGTCAATTGGCTCAGACGACATCAAGGCATTTGTGTTCGAGATGGGGCGCTTGGAGCAAGCCAACTATCAGCCCCCTCGCCCCGAATTGGCGGTCGCAGCGCATCGGAATGAGGACCGCGTAGCTCAGGGTGTGGCGAAGGTTCTGGTTCGGGCGCTTGAAGGAAGGCCTCTGCCGAATATGCGGCTTGATGAAGATGAGATTTGAACGCTTTGCGGCTAAAGCGAAACCTGAGAAGTAGTCATATTTGCTAACAAATAGACATTATTTGTTGCATAGACTCGAAAGCCTATGACCAGAGTTCTTTGTCGTCATGAGCGGCAAAATGATTCTTGGAGAGTTAGCATCATGAAGAAGCTTCTGCTCGCAAGTCTGATGTTTGTAGGCGCACTATGCGTTTCTCAGTCAGATGCCAAAACCGTTTCACATACCTCTGGCATAATGACTGCTCCTCACCATACGCTTTGGTGTCGAATTCTTGAGCCAGATGGCTCCATTAAATACATCTACGTAAACGGATTAGTTTGTCCTCAGTCTCCGTGAAAATCTTCTAAATATGCAGATTGTTGCCCTGTGAAGCCTTACATCTACATCTGTCCGGAGACCGGAGACCGGAGACCGGAGACCGGAGACCGGAGAACGGAGACCGTAGAGCCGGTCTACCCGCCTGGTAGGCCTCATCCTAACCCAGGATTTTCACAGTAAGAGCCCAAATCTTCTCTTAGAAGCTGCCCTCACCGGGCAGCTTTTTTTATGGAGAAGTTTTCAGTTTGACTCCAATACGTGAAGCCATTTGCTCTGCGTGCTTCGTGAACCCTCCGGGACAGATCACAACGGCATCGTGCGCACTGTAGTAGGCTCTGGCTGCGTAAATCTCTTGAACAGCCCGGTTCCCCGCTCTGCCTCTGTAATTCTTGCATTGGACAGCTACGATCCGGCTCCCATTCCGCACAATCAGATCAGCACCGTGATCCCCGGATGCGGGTGTCGTAGTGACGTGCCAACCTCGAGCGCGGAACGCCGCTGCACACTCAACTTCGAATGTTAAACCTGAGCGTGTCGCGGCATTGACTGGGCGCGCGCTCATTGGAGCATAAGTTGGCTGCTGACTGCCGTCTTCCCATGCGGAAAGCGCCTTAAAGACCCAAAGTTCGGGGAAATCCGGCCACTTCTGGACCGTAAATTCCGCCCATGTGATCCGGCAAGACCACCACAGTGCCTGTAGGGCAATACTCGTAACCGCAACACCTATAGCAATACCCACAAGTGCGATTGCTACGCTGATAGCTGCGGCAATAGCCAGCAGTACAATTAGCCCGGCACCTCCGGCGCTATGTGTTCGGTAACGGCGCCTAGCCACGTTTTCTTTCAGGAATCATCATGAGCATTGAAGCCTATCAGATCGGCGTATCCTTTGTCGCGGATGCAACGAAGGTTTCTGGCCCAATTGGCGAGATGCTGCGTGGAATGGATCGCATTCTTGAGCGACAGAAAGATGTGAACATGGGGTTTGTCTCCATGGTTTCGTCTCTCGGCGGCGCGCGTCGGCTCGCTGGTGGGCTGGCGTCTGATCTTGAGCGGGCCGCCAAAGCCGCTCGGGATGTGGCCTCTGCCTCAGGGCGGTTTCGTCCGGCCTCATCCAGTGGCGGAACTTCGTCGGGCAATGATCGGACATCTTCTTCCCGCAATTCCAGTCGTCCTTCAACCGTTGAAATGGCGGCTGCTGCAACGGCGGCTCAGCAGACGAACGCTCGGGGTCAACTGTTGCTCCCTGCCCCCAATCTGCGCCTCGCATATGATCCGTCGGCCAATATGCGCACGTCTACGGCAGGGATTCCAGGAAATGCCATTCTTGGCGGAGCGGGTATTCCAGTTGGCGCACCTTACACGCCCTATAGCCTCTCACGTTCAAGCCAGCTCCTTCTTCCTCCCCCCGCTCGTGCACCGAGTACGGCGCTCACAGTTATCCCGGGACAGGGAGATAGCATGGGGCATGGGGCCAGCTTTCGGCAGTCTGGATATGTTCCCAACTTTTCGTTGGGAGACAATGCTCCTATCAGAACAGGGGAACAGTACGGACCAGCAGCGCCATTCGGGATTACGGCGAGGAATGCGGCACGTGAACATGGCGGTACGGCTCTTGCTGGCGTAGCGGCAACCGCGCGCGCCGTCGGGCCCTACGCTGCGTTCGCTGGAATTTACGGAGGGGCTCACGGCATCCACGCCATGTTTCGGCAGGGAGAGGACGTGGGCGACACAGCTGCGATGATGGCGCACGCCTACGGGCCTAACGGTCGCCTGTGGAGCGACGAGCAAATCCGGCGCGCTCAAGATCTGTCGTTAAATTCTGTTCGGACAGTGCCAGGCGCCAGCTATGCTGGGACACTCGAAATGGCCGCCCGCGCCTCGGGAATCACTGCGGATGCGAACGAGGCGCTGGCTTTGACACCAACGCTTGCGCGTGCGGGGCAGATCTTCGCAATGCGTGGCGCTGGCCCAAACGCCATTCAGCAGGTTGAGGCGGCGATTCAGTCCGGTGAAATCTCGGGCCTGAATGGCAAGAACGGCGAACTGGACGTCAACAAACTCAACACATTTATCGACAGACTGTCCCAGACAGCCTTTGCGATGCAGGGCACGTTTGATCTGCCGAAATATCTGACGGGCCTTCGTCAGTATGGTGTCGGTGCCAGTGGGTCGGATATGGACTTTCTGACGGCTCGCCTGCCTTCCATCATGCGCGTGATGCAGGAAAGTCGCGCAGGTACGGCCCTGTCTTCGCTTGATCAGCTTATGCTCTCGCCCGCACCGAACACGCGAAACGCGCGATATGCCAAAGAGCAGGCCCGTATTGGCCTGCGAGATGCGAAAGGAAACGTGACCAACCGGGACGAGCTGATCCGTGACCCTGCGCAATGGTACTACGATACGCTAGTTCCCGCGCTGTCTTCGCATGGATTTACTGATCGCGGATCGGTAATCGCGGAGTTGAGCAATCTTTTCTCTCGTAGCACCGTTCAGAGGCTTGGGGCGTCCCTTTCGGCTGATACAGCGCTGTATTCTCGCGAATACCAGCGGAACCTTGCCCAACAGCAGCAGGGCAATGCGCCCTTGATGGACTATCTGAAGAATGCTCCGGGCGCACAGTTTGCCTCTTTCACAGAGTCATGGCGCGCATTCGAAGCCGTCACATCGACAGCAATGATGACACCTGTAGTGAAGTCCGTTCAGCTAATGACGGGGGCACTTCAGGACATTACATCATACGTCCAGTCTCATCCCGGGGATGTGCGCCAGTTCGGTGATGACGTTCATCTTTTGGTCTCGATTATTACAGGTATCGCAAAGGGAATTGGTGCTGTTTACAGCTATATCCCCGCTCCGCTTCGCCACATGATCGCTGGCGGCGTGGTAGGGGCTGGTGTGGGCGCGGTAGGCGCGAGTGTCGTACCGGGCGCGGGTACGGCCGTCGGTGCGGCGGGGGGATTTGTCGTCGGCTCCGGCCTCGCGGCATTGTCCGACGAAAAGCAATTAGCCAAAGACATCGTGAACAATATTCATGTCTATCTGGACGGAAAGCAGATTGCGACACACACCCAGAAGCTTACGGCAGACCAAGCGCGTAAAGAAAGCCGCGCCAGCAACGGGATGTATGATTCCTGGGCTGGCGTGAATCTGCCAGGGGTTAGTGGAGGACGGTGACATTACGCCCCCAACTGACAATCAGCCCTGTGGGCTAGTGCTTAGAGGTTGTACTGTTGGGGCGCATCTCTTATTCCATCTAGCAAGAAATGGGACAAAAGCATGTTTGGAGCGGGGTCGCCTAACTCCTGATACTTTTGCGCCGAGATATTACGCCCCTCCAAGACTCTTGAGTTCCTGGAGGACGCGCGCACGGGCGATTTGGAATCGCTCATCTCTGCTGGACGGATGATCAATACGGTAACACTGGATCTTCCCATAAAGCTTAAAGGCCCAGAGATTAGCATTGGCTATTCCGTCAAAGTCTCTGGGTTCAGAGCAAACGCTTTCCGCACCATTGGTTGGGAAAAAACGACGCCTTACGCCCGCTCCACCCTTACCGGCTGCGAATATTATCACATCAGGCTGAAGGATTTCGATTTGCGCTTTCAGGAGGCTGCCTGACAAATCTACCAACGACTCAAAGTGAGGAGTTTTTCTTTTGGTTGGCGTGCTGCGCTTCCAATCCATAGCAAAAGTATTGCCCCACGCGACGTTCCCTTTGCCAACAATTTTGGCCACATTCCTAACGAAATGAAAAAAACGCATACCGGGCTCCTTAGCTACGGAGACGTATTTCTCGTAGTGAGCGCTTTGCGTGTCCATTAATCGGCAAATAAGGTTTGTGATTCCGTCTTCATACCTTGCCGGAGGCTTTGGGCCCCAGCCTCGCGTTTCTCGTCCAACTATCAGCACTCGCTTTCCTGGAGTCCACTCAGCTGGAGCATCGGTTAAAAATAAATCCGAAAATCCAGTATAATCGGGCGTTAAGCGGAGATCTTTAAATACTAGCTTTTGGTCTGTTTTAATCAATATTTCTTCGTATTTAGCGACGAGTTTTGACCGTAGTTCCGACATAAACGCTTTCAGTACACGATATGAATAACAATCATAGTGGACATGATACTGACCGAGAGTCAAAGCCACTCATCTACACCACCATGATGCGAGCAAGTCCCGCGATGATGCGTGCTGAAACTGTACGTGCCATCGCCGCATTTGGCGGAAGCCCCGGCAGGGACACGGTTACCTGTCGTATGGCTTGGGGAGTGGATGCTTTTGCCGTCCACGTTGGTGTAGTGACCTCCGTCCAGAAGGGCGACGTCCTGTGAGGGCTTTGTCGTCTGTGGTTTGGGCTGCGGCGGCTGGAATGCACAAGCATGCGGAACGCTTGCGGCCAGTCCTGCTACAATAAATATAGCGTATAACGATTTATTAACGAAATAACCAATCCGAGACATATTTAATCCTCCGCAATGGATGGGCACATTTGCCTTGGATTCGAGTCAATAGCCCTGAGTGTCTACTTAGGTTTGACCACAAGAAACAAATAATCTGACTTTTCTTCTGGAGCGCGGGAGGGTGCGTGTGTACGCTTCCGCCATGCGCCTCATTCCCCTCGCCGTCCTATCGCTTCTTGCCCTGTCTGGGTGCGCCGGAATGCATGGCAATCCCCGGCTGAATTGCGATCCTCACCAGATCCAGTGCCAACGCGAATGGGCGCTCTTCAGCGCGCACACGAAAAAAGCACGGATTATGGGTAATCCCGTGTCTGACATTGCCTGCGTGCGGCACGCCATGCGCTTCGGTGGGGCAAACTGGACCCCTACGAACTTTGCGAGTGCAGCGTCTCAGTGCGCATACTGGCAGTCTGATGACCCGCTTGGGATCACCAATCCACGCCAGCTTCCGTTGGATCTGCGTGATGACCCGGAATTGCAGCGTATGGCTGAGGATCCGGCCATCAACGATGCAGGGCCAGGGAAGATTTGGGATTACATGCGCCGGGACGGCACGTCCACGAACGGGTATTATCAGTAACTGAGCGCCGTTTTATCAGAGCCTAAATACTCTGGAAACTGACTGTTTCCGGACGCTTTCGCTTGTACTGATCCCTGCCCTGTACTACGATTCTGCCCTTATCGGAGGCGGCATGAGCAGCACACTTCTCAACATAGAAACGGCACTCAATTACGTTTCCGGCGCGGGCAAGAATGGCACGGTCAAGTTAGGGAGTTTGACACTCAGCGGCCCCGAGGTCCCTGACGCGTTAAGAGCGGGTGGCGAACAGGTTCTTGTCATTCACAGGCTCCCGGGTGGCGACAAGATTATCGACAACGGCGGAAACGATCCTTACCGACTGTCGCTGACCGGACGCTTTCAAGGCACGAACGCGCTGACCCGCGCTCAAACCATCGATACGATGCGACTAGCCGCCAAGGCCGTCACGTTCTCCGCTGCTGGCAGAAGCTGGCAGGTTCTGATCCGGTCTTACGCATACACCTATGCCCAAAAAGGCGCGGTCATCCAGTACGAGTTGGAACTGGAGATCATTCCGTCCAACGCTTCGACCACAGCAACCGGCACCTCTGCCCTCTCCTCTCTCGTCGGCTCCGGCGTAACTGGCGCACTCAAAACAATCACGGGCACGATTGCAGATGTGTCATCGGTGGCGTGCAGCATCGTAGGCACGGCCCAAAATGCTATCGGGCAGATCACGCCTATTGCGAACATGATTGGTGTTGGTGGCCCACTGGCAAAAGCTCAGGACGCCCTGACAAGCATATCGGGCATGGCCACGACGGGTGAAAATCTGGCGAACCTGCCAACCGCGCTTTCCAGCACGATTACAGGTCTGCAATCGACGGTTGGCCAGTTGAGTTCCACTGTTGAGCAGGCCGGGGCCAATATCGAAAGCCTGAGCACTGGCAATGCGGCCTCCCTGCTTGCGATCGCTGGAAACTCACAGATCCAGGTCGCCGCGCTGGAAGCCAGTCAATCGGCCAGTGTGGCACTCAAAAATGCACAGGCGGTTTCAGGGCAATGAGCAAAACAATCACAGTCACGGCTGGCGACGTCTCGCTGTATCACGTCGCAGGACGCGAACTGGCTGATGCCACTCAGTGGTGGCGGATTGCTCAGGCAAACGGATTGAGTGATCCGGACCTGTCTTGGCTGACCGCGCCGGTGCCGCTTGTCATTCCGGGGATTGATCCGTCTCTGACGACTGGCCTGCCAGAGACCGCATCTTGAGCGAGAATACGATTACGGCGGTTGGGCATCGCTCGAGTGGCCTTGTCCGTTCGATCCGGGCACGCCTGTTGGTGGATGGTGTCGAGCATCCGGAGACGCGCGTTGAGCAAGCGACCTGGAACCGGACACGATATTCGCGGGCGGATACGGCTGACCTGACACTTGCGGTTGACCGGGCGAAACTGAATGCCGCCGGGAAGAAGTGGTTCGATCCTGTCACGGCTGATGGAGCCTTACCTCCTGACGTGAAGGTCGCTCTTCAGCTTCGGGATGAAACTGTCACGAACGCGACTTGGAAGACGGTGTTTTCCGGGCTTGCTGATCGGGTGAAGTGGTCCCCTACCGAGACGCGCGTTGAGGTTGAGTGCCGGGACATGCTGGCAAAACTGCTTGATCTTCGGGTGCGTGAAGCCTGGATGAACAAGACGGGCCCAGAAGTCATCAAAGCCGTTGCGGCCGCTGTTGGGCTTACTGCCGATGTGACACTCTCTGCGGGTATGACCGGGCAGTTCTGGCAGTTGGAGCACAAACGGTCCTCGTCTGCCACGCATCACAAATTCCAGACGGCTTTCGATCTGGCGCGCTATATTGCGGATGAGTTCGGGTGCGATCTGTATGCTGAGGGTGAGACGATTGTGTGCAAGCCGGTCGGATCACCGTCTGACAGCGGGGCGCATATTCATGCGTTTCATTACAATGACCCGGGGCCAACGTCAGCCATTCAAGCTGGCGCGCTAAGCCTGACGCTGGAGCGGGACTTCCTCACGAGCAAAAACGTGGTCGTGCATGTCATGTCTTGGGACAGCCGCCAGCGGACGCGGGCTGAGACATATTTCTCGGCTGACGGGCATTCTCGCACTTTGGCTGAGAACGCTGGCACGCTCTACAGCTATCGGTTTCCGGGGCTTCGTCAGGAGCAGATTGAGCGCAAAGCGCAGGCGCTTTATCGGCAGATTATCGCCCATGACCGGACTGTCTCTCTCAATATTCCGGGTCGGATTACACTGGAACCACGCCATTTCATGCGGTTTTCAGGCACGGGTAGTACCTGGGATCTGACAGGTGACGATGCGTACGCGGTTGATGCCGTATCCAGCACATTTTGTGCGGACGGATCATTTCTTCAGGACGTGACATTGCGGAACCGTGAAGCCTCGAACGGAGGAAACAGTGACAGCACTGAATGAAGCTCGTCGCGTGGCTGAGGCTGCCGTGGCGCGGGCGGGAAAGCCTTGTCATGGCATCGTTTCGGCTGTCGATCCAGTTAACCACGCGGTTAAGGTTCTGGTGCAGCCCGACGATATAGAAAGTGGCTGGCTGCCGGTTGCGGCGATAGCGGCCGGTTCAATTCGCATCTGTCGTGTTCCGGATATGAACGAGCATGTCACGCTTCTGGCGATGGAAGGCGATGCCGAGCATCTGAGTGTAATCGGGGCGCAGTTCGATGCAGTTGTGATGCCGCCTGTGTCCCCTGCGACCGGTAAACCGGCTCAGCCGGGGGAATTGCTGATCCGGGCTGGATGTGGCCAGCCCCCTGCCCTTGGAAGTCAGGCGGACGGCATCGCAGATGGCCAGGCATCTTGGTGGCACATCACACAGGACGCCATTTATTCAGGAGTTGGCGAGACTACCGAAACACTGACCGCCAATGGCATGACGTGGAAAGTCGGGGATTGCACAGCTTCCCTCACCTCGTCCGGCTTTGCGGTCACAGGGGGCAATATCTCAACAGATAAAACGGTGATTGGCGAGACGGACGTGAAGACTGGCGAGCACTCTCTCAACGACCACGTCCACACAAATGGCAATAAAGGCGCTGAGACAGGAGGCCCTGTAGGATGAGCGCAATCTCTCACATTATTGGCGGAGATCTGATTCTCGATAGCGCGGGTGGCCTTGCGGTCATCGGTGCCGCAGAAGAGGCACGGCAGGCGATCCTGCGGCGACTATGCACGAACGCGGGCGATTACGTCTGGCACCTTGATTACGGCGTTGGCCTGCCTGCACGGATCGGTTCCCCTATGCAGGAAGGCGATATTCAGGCGACTATTCTTGCTCAGTTGCAGCAGGAAAGCGCGGTCGACCAGTCTCAGGCCCCGACGGTCGCGATTACCGATCAAGGTTCTGGGCAGTATCTGTGCGTTATCCAGTACGTGGACCAGCAGACACAGACTGTCCAGGGGCTCTCCTTCTCAGCCTGATTTCGCTTGTACTTGTGACACAGTCAGCGTACTCCTAATCTATCATTGCCCTTTTTGCGGCAACAAGGCGCTCTTTGGGGCGCCTTTTCTGTTTCTGGCGCTCGCATGTCCCTAAATATCCGATCGTTTTCAACGACCGTCAGCACGGCCGTGACCGCTGCGCAGGCATCGTGCGCCTCGTTGCTGGACCTGTCTGTCGGTACGCCTGGGCGGGCACTTCTGGAGAGCGTTTCCGGCGTTGCGCTTTGGCTGCAATATCAGGCCATCCAGATCCTTCTGGTTACGCGACTGGCGACGTCTTCCGGGTCGGATGCTGACAGCTTCGTCGCTGATTACGGCATGACAAGACTTCCGGGGACTGCTGCCACCGGTTCGGTCACCTTGACGAGTTTTACGCCATCCCAGTCCTCGGCTGTTGTGGTTCCGGGCGTTCTGGTCCGGACGGTTGCGGGCGTGTCCTACGCTGTTGTGCAGGATAGCTCCGTCTCAACATGGTCTGATGCATCTGGCGGCTACGTTCGGCCGGTTGGCACGTCCTCGATCACTGTTCCGGTGCAGGCTGTCACGGCCGGCTCATCCGGCAATGTGGCTGTGGGAGCGATCTGCCTGCTGGGTACAAGCGTTTCCGGTATTGATACTGTCACGAATGGCGCAGCACTGACGAACGGCTCCGATCAGGAAACAGACGCGGAACTACGCACACGCTTTCCGGTCTGGCTGGCAGCGAAAGCGACAGCTAATCGGGCGTCCGTTCAGAACGCTGTTTCCGGCGTTCAGAATGGTCTGACCCAAGAGCTGATTGACGGCTACACACCGGATAACACGTTCACACCCGGATATTTCACGGTCGTAGCAGATGATGGCTCCGGCACGCCTTCTGACGCTCTTCTGAGTAGCATTTACGACGCCGTCTCTGACGTGAAGGCGCTCGGTGTTCAGTATGCAGTTCAAGCCCCTACTGACGTTCTTGCCAATGTTGCGATGACTGTCCTTGTTCCTGTTGGAACGGATGTGTCGGCCGTCACGACGGCTGTTTCAACCGCGATTTCCGCTGACATTACGGCCCGCGCTGTGGGTGCTGGCTACGAATATTCCCGCCTCTCCTATCTGGCCTATACGAGTGCCGGAGTGACGGTTGATGGCGTAACGGATGTTCTGCTGAACGGGGCGCAGTCTGACATTGCGGCGGCTCAGAAAACCACAATCCGCCCTGGGACGATCTCGGTCACAGTGAGCGCGACCTCGTGAGTACGGGCGATCAGAGCGATTTCGTTCGTCGGCTGCGGGGATTACTGCCGCGTGGGTGGTTTCCCGATCCAGTTGCAACCGGCTCAACGGAGCAGGCCCCGGTTCTGGTCGGAATCCTGTCCGGTTTTGGCAACTCCCTTGCTGGGGCATGGACACTTCTTCAGCAAGTCCGATCCTCTACCCGCCTGAGCACCTCGACAGGCACCGTTCTGGATCTGGCTGCTAACGATTTGTTTGGCGTCGGCCAGTTTCCGCGAGCAAGTGGTGAGGCAGATGCGGCGTATCTCGCTCGCATCGAGGCCGCATTAATTGCCAAGAAAAACACGCGATCTGCCATTTCTGCGGCGCTGGCCGCCGCTGGAGCTACTCAGGCCCAGATCGTCGAGTGTTGGAACGCCGCGGATTGCGGTGCGCTCCTGCCTGCGGGCGCTACTCGCGGGATAGGCGGATACGGCGCGTCAGCACTGCGATACTCAGGGCGCCCGGGGCAGTTCTTCCTTGAAACTGCAGTCACGGCCGACGTCCTGCCAATCGTCCGTAAATCAGTCGTGCAGACCAAGGCAGCCGGTGTTGTCGCCTGGATTCGCAACACCATCTCATCATAATGGAGGTCCGACTTGGATACTCATATCGTCTATCCGGGCCAGATCCCGCAGGACACAGACCTGCTCCTTGCTCAAAAGCTCACGGCGCTCGGTGCGGGTGGTCTGGGTGACATCCTGTACGGCCGCACAGCCGCGGCATGGGGTTTTTCTCCGACGCTGAGTTCAACGGCTCTGACTGTTACGATCAGCGCGGGCATCATCCTTGCTTCAGGACCGATCCTGCCGACTGCGCTTGGCGGCCAAGGCGGGGGCCTCCCTGCTGATGCGACAGTCACAACGAAGCAGTACCTCCTTCCCTCGGCGCAGACACTGACTTTCCCCGGAACGGGCGGGACATACACGCTTTACGCGCTGTGTTCTGACGTTGATACGGACAACACACTTCTGCCTTTCTGGAGCGCGGATAATCCCACCCAGACGCAGGCAGGGCCAAACAATACAGGCACTCAGCTTGCAACGCGGCGGACTTCGCAGGTCGTACTGACGCTGGCACAGAGCGCCCCGGCCGCTCCTGCGAATGGCAGCGTCATTCCGTTGATGACGTTCTCGGTTCCGAGCGGAGCGACAAATGCGTCTGGCGTGACGTACACTCAGATTGCAAACACGTTTTGGCTGACGATTCCCGAGATACAGGCTGCGATTGCGGCCATCACACCTGGGCGTTTGCTGAATAAATTCCAGGCCACTGCATCGGGAACCTATACAGCAGTTTCCGGCGCAAAATGGTGGCGTGTCCGCGGTGTTGCGGGCGGCGGATCAGGAGGATATGCCGCCGCAAATACAACGTCGGGAAATGTCTCGGCGGGTGGAGCGGGTGCGGCCGGTGCGTTTATCGAATTCTGGATACCCGTAAGCGCGCTACCCACAACAGGTGTTCCCCTCGTCGTCGGTACTGGCGGAGCCCCTACAAAAGACGACTTCTCTGGACCAGGTGGAGACTCTGTCTTTGGCGACTTCGTAACACTGAAAGGTGGTCAAGGCGGGTATATCGGGAACAGTGAATCTGTTTCGTCAGCCGCAGCCGCATCATACGGCGGATTGATCAGCTATATTAACAAGGCACCTCTTGTCGATATTGTTGAAAAAAAGGGGGACAACGGCGCATCCGGCCTCACTTTTGGGTCTACCTCCAATCTCAGCAACTGGCCTGGCCTTGGTGTAGGCACACCTCTCGGCACTGGAGGCACCAACTCCAACAATGGCACGGGTGAAAGCGCATTTGGCTACGGCTCGTCTGGCGGCGGAGCTGGGTCGAATAGCACGACGGATTATCTCGGAGGCGCGGGCGCACCGGGTATCTGGATTATCGAGGAGTGGTCCTGATGAGCGGCACAACGACAAATAATTTGGTCCCCGTCACTCTGAATGTGCTGGCCAAACAGATCGCGCCTCTTCTCGTGGCAGCTCAACTTGAGGGTATCAATATTAGCGGCGCTGTTGTTGATGGCGTTGCGGTTTCGGACGCTATTCTGGACGCATCGAAAACAGCACTGGATGGCCAAAAAGACGCAGCCGGTGGCGTGGCTGCCCTTTCGTCTGATCTGGGACTGATGCTGAATGGCGTTGAAGTCATGGGCGCCTCTGCGGACGGCCACCTGCTTATCAAGGTTGACCTCCCTACAACTGACCCCGGGATCTCCGGCGCGCTCTGGAACAACGGTCAGTATGTGATGGTCTCGGCGGGATAATCTGATGAAAAAAATGATTTTTCTGGCGGCTTTGGCCGCTTTTTTTGTGTCTGGCGCGTGCGCTGCTGACGTTGTTCCGAACCACATCCGGCATCCGTTGCATGCGGCAGTCGTGAAGATGCTGGCGCCAAAGTCGGTCGTTCGTATGGGGGCGACCGCAGCGACGGCGGCCAGCTCGTCTACGCCTGCCCCAACCCTTGCGCCTGGAGGATTGTCTAACGAGAACCTTATCGCAGGTCTTTCATGGTCTGCACTACTCGGCGATACAGCCACCTACGCGGACAACTCGGTCCAGCAGACAGATATTGGCGCGACGGTTGCGGGGCTGGACGGTGCGGGGAACGTGACCAGCGGGGTTTTGTCTGGAAAAATTGTCTCTGGTCCCACGGTTGCCGGGGATACGGTTCCAACTACATACACGTATATTAACCCGCAGAGCACCGACACGATGAGCGGAAAAGGGCCGTTTTATTGGTGGGACGGCTATTCGGCGGCAAAATTCGGCGGAACGCCCGTTACCCTCGCGCACAGCCCTTATGGCAACCAGGCAGGGACCGTCCAAAACCTGATTCTCAATTACGCGCCTGGCGGCGGATTCAATGCAGGCTGTTCGCTGTGTATTTTCATGGAGCCGTCGTCTATTCAGCAGGCCGCAGTTTCCGCTGTGGCAACAGCGCAAACCGGGGGCATACCGACTGCCGACGCAGTCGGTATTTTTGAGCACCCAACCAACGCACGTTTCGATTTGCTGCTGCCTGTGGCGAGCTATACGGCAACCAGCGTCGTGCTCTCAGGAACGCTATCAGCCACCGAGTTGTCGCATATTCAGCCGCTGATGACGATTTTCACCAATTCTCAAATTCCAGGTAAAACACCAACTAATCCGGAAGACGCAGACTATTACATGGGCGTCATCCAGTCTGTGGCCACGGCTAACGGCGTAACGACAATCACAGTTGCTGGGTGGGGGGCGCAAGGTACCACGTCTTCAGGTGCAGTTCCGTCGACGACTTCGTTAGAAACGACTTTTTGGGCGAACCAGACGAGTCCCGTTGTTGGTATCGGGGGGTACAACAAGGCGTTCGCGCGGAATGAATTTATGGCGTACGACGGAAACTACGCTGGGGATGGCGGGAGCGCTGCAACCTCACTGGTTCGCTCGTTCAGCGGCGATGAGATGGACATGATCGTCTCCAACGCAACGAAGGCCAATTCTCTGAAAGTGGGTTTTTACGTCACCAATCTGGCAATGTCCCCAGACCACACAAACGTGCTAACGCATGACAGTTTCGGGTTCTATGCAGGCGGTAACACACCCCACCATTTCTGGGCCGGGGACAGCTGCTATATCGACGGGTCAGGTTATTACGACCAGAGCGCATTTGAGGGCGCAGCAACATGGATCGGCGGTTCGTGCCAACTTGGAGCACTAGAAACTGCCCTTAAACGCTACGATCAGGAAGTTGCAGAGTTCGATGGCCGTACTACTGGGTCTAACGACTTCCGTTTGATGTACCACATCGCTGAAGCCGCTCAAGGCCAAGGGACGATGGCGACGAACGTCCGTCCGAAATTAGGCATTGTCATCGGCGGTGAACATGGGGCGGGGGTGGACAGTGGCTCTGTGCAGGCTGATTTGGAGTGGAATCAAGGCGGAAACTACGGTGGCCTGGCTATTTGTGGAAACGGAGAAAACTGCGGTTTTCTCGTAGATAGCGCCGGAGTTCCACACGCTGCACCCTACGGCCTGTCGAGTGGTAACGGGTACACGATCGGCACACAGCCTTCCGGACATGCAGCCATGTTTGGAGCGTATGCAGCAAGCGGGTACGCGGCAAACTTGCTCGAGCTAATGGTTGGATCGTCCGTCGAGGCTTCGCTGAGTGCTGCAGGGGATCTGACCGTTGCCGGGAATGTATCAACAGGCGCTGATGGGCAGATCCTCATCCCCGCGGCGACGACAACCGGTGCCGGAGTGGGGAACTATTTGACGACTGATGGCGTCGCAAAACTAACAGTACACGCCGTAAATGGTGGCACCTCTGGGCTGGCCGCAGGCAACCTGTTTGCATCGAACAGCCTCACCGTCGGCAGTGTGCCGTCTGGGTATACTGCCTTGGCAGGAATCTATGCCAGTACCGGTTACACTAACGACTTACTCGAGCTGATGGTTGGAAGTGATTCAAAGGCGGTTATCAGTTCAGCAGGTGATTTAACGATCGCTGGGAACCTTAACACTGGGGCTAACAAGCAACTCGTACTGTCCTCTGCAGCGTCTGTTGGGGCGGGCACAGGCGCTTATCTACTGACGAACGGGTACGCGGACGCCGAACTTCGCGCTTCCAACGGCGGCGCTGCAACGTATTCAGCAGAACAGTTCCGCCTGCTGACCGGCCCGGGCGCGACGAGTTATTTGCAGATAGGAACGGATAGCGCGCTTGGAGAAGCCGTATTTACCAACAAAGCTGGAACCGGTGTTCTGTTGGCGGCGGAAGGCTCTATTTCGTCCGACGCGGGACGAATTCTCGCCAGCATTAAAGCTGGCAGCTACACAGAATCAACGCGCCTGTGGTGCCACGACTGCCGAAACTCTGGACAGGTTGCGGGCTCGGGAACAGGTCGATGGATCTCCCTCGACAGTGCGGGGACTTGGCGGTCTGACGACGGCGTTGAGGCTGTAAACTGACCCGATCGACAATCTGACTGACATAGCCGCCCTCAGAGGTGGCTTTTTTATTGGAGGGGCGGATGCCCGATTCTTCGACTGGGACCGACCTGCTTGAGCGCGTCGTGCGACTGGAAACGCGACAGGAGCATCAGGGAGACACGATGCAATCTCTCTCTGACCGTATGGATACCCTGCAGAATACAATGAATGACGGGTTCAAGGCGCTCACGCAACAGGTCCGTCGTATGAACGACTGGCGGACATGGGCTGCATTTGGTGTCGTTGTTGGGGCAACGGCCGTTGGTAACTCCGTCTGGCACCTGATCCTGGCACTCGTCAAATGAGCGGCCTGAACCTCGCGCAAATCAAAAATGAGATTGTCCGGCCAACGCTGGACTACCTCGGACTAGGCGGAAATGCGGCCGTCAATCTCCTGACAGGCACGGCGCTGGCGGAGAGCGACACGACGTATCTGCGGCAGATTGGTGGCGGTCCTGCCCTTGGTCTGTGGCAGATGGAGCCCGCAACGCACGATGACTGCTGGGTCAATTTTCTATGCTTTCCAGCACAATCCCGACTGTCGACCAAGCTGGAAGCTATGCTTGCCCCGGATCTGCCCCGACAGCAGCAGCTTATTACGAACCTACGCTACGCCTGCGCGATGGCCCGTATCCGGTTCTATCGTGTGCGTGAGCCCCTGCCCGCCGCTGACGATCCTGCCGGGATGAGCCAGTACCACAAGCGCTGGTACAATAGCCCTCTGGGCGCTGCGAACGCCCTCGGCAACATCCCTGATTTCAAAGCTGCAATCGCGGCTTGACCTGATTTCCCGCTTGGTGCGTGCGCTCGGCGCTGGCTAAGGCGGATACTCTTTCTAGGAAAATCAAATATGGAAACGTTCTCGGCGCTCCTGAGTGCGCTGCCGGACACGTACGCTCTGTACGTATCCCTGTTTATCATCGTCTGCAAAGTTGTGACGGTGCTGGTGAAGCCTCCTTCTTCCACTTCGAAAGTGGCGTGGCTGTACCAGATCGTAAGCCTGATCGGCCTGAATGTGGGCTGGGCTGCCAATCGCCTGCAGGTTGGCAAGACCGGTGTGATGGTCGCTCGGACAGATGCAGACGAGGCCAAGGCCGCTCTTGCCCAGGCGAATATTCCGCTGGCCTCTCCAAAACCGACCGACCGTCCTTCCTGACCGAAGGAGACAGGTCTTCTCCTGTCAGACCGAATGTCTTTCTCGCCGCCCTTGAGGCGGTTTTTTCATATCTGGAGCACAAAATGCGCCTTCGTAATCGCTTCGCCGTTCTCGGTCTTTCTGCCGTTCTTCTTGGCTCTACTGTTGCCTGCACCACGACTGGCAGCACGACCACGTTCAACACAGCCGCCCTCAACAAAGACGCCACGGCCATCGCCTATGCCGTGCAGGTCATCGAGACGATGCCGGGCGTGGTCGATCACCTCTCTGCCGAAGACAAGGCCAAGTTCGACAATCTTGTTTCTCAGATCAAGAGCGTCACCGCCTCGATTGAGGCCAGCTCTGACGGCTCCATCACGGTCAATACAGGCAAAGACTGGGCGAAATCCCTTGGTACGGACCTCAACACGCTGCTGACGATCGCGGCCCCGATTGTGTCTGTCTACTACCCGTCCGCGTCCACCTATCTGAGCACGGTTCAGGCAATGATTCCGCTGGTGGAAGCGCTGGCCGGCGTGACGGCTGCTCCGTACGCCGCTCCTGTGGATAGTCCAGCTCTGCTGCGGGCTCGCATCTATCAGGGTGTCTAAGCGCCTCACTCATAACCAACGGCACAGGGGAGTGGCTTCGGCTGCTCCCCTCTTTTTTTGTTTCTGGAGTAAGTGAATGACGCTCAAACTCGGCAAAGGCGCGCCTCGACATGACGCCCGCACCTACAAACTCGGCCCGGTTCTCGCTGTCCGTCTACCGGATGTTCCTGCCAGCAAAGACTGGTCCGTAGGTGTCCCCTATCAGATGTGGGGCAACGACCGCTTCGGCTGTTGTGCGTTCGCGGCCTATGCGGCTCTGACGGCAACGTGGACCAAAGCCGCGCAGGCGCTTGTCCTGCTGACAACGACAACGGTTCTGTCTGCCTATGCCGAGGTGACCGGGTTTAACCCTCAGACCGGTGCAAACGACAACGGTACGATCCTGCTGGATCAGCTTAATCACTGGCGTATTGCCGGGCTTCCACGTCCGGGACAGCCAGGACGTGACTACCTGACGGCGTTTGGCGCGATTGCCCCGACGGACGTTCAGGGGATCAAGCGGGCGATTGCTTATCTCGGCGGTGTGCTGGCTGGCGTACAGGTTCCTCGCGGGTTCATGAGCCTCGGCCTTGGTGAGACGTGGGATCTGGCGAAGCTGTCTGGCGCTGACCTGACCCCGGAAGGTGGCCACGCAATTGCTCTGACCGGCTACACGGCTGCCGGCGTCTTCTTCAACACTTGGGGCACGCGGACGTTCATGCCTTGGGCAACGTTCACGCAGATTGCTGATGAGGCTTACGGGATCCTGTCTCGCCAGAACTGGCTGTCGATCCCCGGCACGTCTCCGAACGGCGAGGATTTCGACGCGCTCCTGGCAGAAGTGAGGGCGTCGTGA